TTCTTGATCACTTCCTTTGCTCTGTCTTTCATCTTCATCCCTTCCAAAAATTAAATCCCACCTTTGGGCGTACTGTTGATCACTGACGGCCATAGGTCTACGGCCATCGCCTTTTCCAGCTTCGTGCATAACGCACCTCCTATAAAAACTTGATCTTTGGTGACTTGCTCTTGATCATGTCCGTTACCCGCTTGATGTGCCTCTCGTACACGCTGCGGGCCACGGCAGTCCTTTGAAGCTCGTGGTACTCAATGATGTCTTGGAAGGCTTGAAGACCTGGGCCGGTGCTCCCCATCTTGCCAATCCGCATCCATCTGTCGTGCGCGTCGATCAAGTGCATCTCGGCAATCTTTACATGCACCATGACCTCTGGGCCAATGTTCGCAGCAGCCATACTCTCAGCAAGCTGCACCACTGCGTTGATGTTGTTCCAGTCGTCCGGCGTAGCTGATCCATTTCTGAACGCCTCCATGCTGCCCTCTTCCTTTCTCCTCAAGAGTCTCAGGCTTTCGTCATCCGTAACAGATGCACCCACCATTGCATGAGTCACTGGGTTTAAGCTTGTATCCCAGATTTTTCGTCGTGTTTGTTTTCGCATGGCTTGATGTTACATCAATGTGCAGTTCCTTGCAATAAACTGTTGCAAAATATTTTTAACTGCACTAAACTACACCCAACCAACCCAAACGTGGAGGTTGGTTTAACAGGAGAACACATGAAAATATGCGATGAATGCGAAACCGTAGCGCACTGCACCAAGCATGGGTGTGTGCCGAAGCAGCCAGCACCTGTGCAGGAGCCGTTTGGTTACTTCAGGGCAGAGCCGTTTGGGTGGACAGACTGCGCTGAGACAGATGAAGGCGCAATAGCTTTGTACGAACATCCCGCAGCACAGCCAGCACCTGTGCAGGAGCCTTTTGAATACTGGAACGCAGTTGAGGGTTGGGTAAAGATTGACGAGGTGCGTGAGCACTTTGATTCTGTTGGTTGCGGCACGATTTACAAAACTGCTGGCGATGGCCGTGTGCCTCTTACCGCAGCACAGCGGCAATGGGTTGGGCTGACGGATGAGGAGATTGATTCAATTGTTGCAATGTCATGCAAAAAAGATTCATCGAATTTAGACGCTGCAAGGGTTGCCGTAGCCATCGAAGCCAAGCTTAAGGAAAAGAATACACCATGAACATCCTGATTTATTCCAAGTCCAGCTGCCCGAATTGCACCGCTGCAAAGCGGCTGCTGGATGACAAGGGGATTGGGTACACGGAGATTGACTCTATCCCCGGCATTTTTGAGATGCTAAGGATTTACCCAGAAGCCCGCCAAATGCCCCAGATATTCATCGAAGGCCAGCGTGTCGGTGGATTGGCTGGATTGCAACAAGCATTAAAGGAGTTAGGACTGTGAATGAATGCAAACACCGTTGGGAGCCAAGCAAATTCGGCATCAAGTGGCGCAGACCCAACCACTACTTGTACGAATGCGTACGCTGCAACAAATTCATTGGCACAACACTCAAGAAGAATCAAACATGACCAAAGAAGAGGCCCTTTCCGCAATCAAACTGCTGTCCGCGCTCGAGTCGTGGTCATTCAGCTTGAAAGCCACAATCCCCGACTACCTGCACGAAGACCTGCAACGGTCTATGGAAGTGCTGGAGAAGATTGTTTTGGAGGAGAAGAAAGCATGAAGATCATCAACACAATCAAAGCACTGTACGGGCCACCAAGCCCTGAAACTCTGGCTCTGCGTGAGCTGGAGGAGTCGCACCGTGAGCTGCTATCGGCTCATACCCAACAAGAGTACGCCGCCAAGATGGTTGAGTTCCACAAGAACAAGATCAAGCGCCTGACGCAATTTCTGAAAGACACAATGGAGGAGCAGACATAAGGGAGATCGACTTGGAAACATGGGTGATGATCGGAACAACGTGGTTTCACGGGCTGCTTGTCGGCTGGGTGCTTTGGCGCAGACCTCGCCCCAAGTACAAAACAGAGGATGAAGAATGAGGCCAGACAGTCCCTGCATAGCCGTTTGCACCACGTTGTATGACGATAAATGTAAAGGTTGTTCAAGGACTTACATGGAAGTTGCGCTGTGGAACTCAATGTCAGAAGTTGAGAAAGAGGAAATCTGGCAGCGCATCGACAAAGAAGCCACAGCGTGGCGTTACAACAAGTACAAGGACAGAGTGAAATGAACCCGCAGCAAACAGTGCAAGTATTTAAAGCCCTCATGCAAGGCCCAGTAAGCCGGATTGATCTGGCTAACCGCGTTGGCGTTCGGCCTAAGACCATCGGCACCATATTGGTTGCCCTCCAAAAAGAGAAGCTGATCCACGTCCTTGACTACGCAACCCATGGTGATGGCCGCAACAGGGTCAAGATTTACTCCCTTGGCGAAGGTGAAAATGCACTGCCTAAAAGCGGCCAGTCCCAAGAAGAGCGAAGCCGCAAAAGCTATCTGCGAAAGATCAAGAAGCAAAACATCTTCACACCACTGACAACATTCGTTGGCGGCAAATCTCTGTGGCAATAAGGACGGCCCAATGAAGTGCCCAGAATGCAACGCATGGACCAGAGTTCTTCAGACGTACCACCGCCAGGACAACCTCACACGGCGCAGATACGAATGCGCCAACCTTCACAGGTTCACCACACTTGAAACGATTAGGCCAAGCAAAGCAAAGGAGAAGAAATGAAACTAATTGAACTGCACTGGAACGAAGGCCTCGGAGAAGGCGTCATCAAGTTTGCAAAAGGCTTTGACGAGATCGACCTCTTAACAAAGCTAGACATGCTTAAGGATTGCATCTCTGGACTGCAAGATGAATACAACTCAATGTTGACCAAGCCTGTAAAGGAGAAGAAATGATCAACGTATACCCAACCCGCATAGAGGCCACTGACGAGGGTGGCAACGTACTGTTCGTGCTCAGCACAGAAGACGCCGGGTGCTGCACCATGCACGTCAAAGAGCCAGTTCTTCTGACCAACGCCAACCTAGAGCAAGTGCTGACTGCTGTACGCACTGGAGTGAAGATGCTTGGGCTGGAGGACTGAGATGACGCACACCAAAGGAGAAGCATTGAAACTAACACTGAACAGGGCCGTGCCGTCAATCCTGTCACCGGGATGGATGATGATCCCGGATAAAGATTTTGCCGTTATCAAGCAAGCCCTTGCACAGACCGTGCAGGAGCCTACTGGTGTATGCGGCAATCCGAGAAACGCCTGTGGCCTGCCATGTGAGCCGTGTGAAGGTAAGCCTGATCCAGAATGGATCACCCGACCAGCATCACCCGTGATCAGCGCAGGCCCGATAACGCCCGCAATGATGCGTCCGTGGACAGAAGATGAGCGCAAGGAGCTTGAGGCAACACTCAACAAGCACCTAGTGCCCACCCCACCCGCACAGCCAGCCGTTCCGCTAACACCAGCAAAAGTGAATGCCATGGCTGAAGCGCACGGGATTGATGGTGATGCACGCCACTGGTTTGTTGTCGGAATCACAGATTGCGAATCTTCCCATGGCATCAAGTAAGTAACCTCAAGCCAACCTAAGCCCGCCACAGTGCGGGTTTTTTTACGCCCAAAACTCAAAAAATGAACGCGCCATAGGTCGAGCCGCCACCAGATGACCCCGTATCCTCTGATACAGGAACCTAGTAGCTCTCCACCGCGAAGCTGCTGCCTCGGGCCAAGTTCGGTTCGGTGGCAAAAGTCCGCCACGTTCAGCCGTATGCTCTTTCCATCTGGGTAATGTTTTTTGGCTTTCGCCCCGTACATCCTGCCACCTCTGGCTTACGGCTCACGTCTTACGTGCTTGACCCAGTTTCACTGCTGCCTCGCATAATTTGCAGCAACCCCCCGGCTCGACTAAAAGGGGGACAGACGACCTATGGCCTGCGTGGTCTTTACTGGGTGCCGGAGATTTCTGCCGCATAAGCTAACGCGCCCTGACGCCCGACTACCTGTCGGGGAGGTAGTTTTCAGTTCATTGAGGCATCAACCGGCTTACCATTCTCAATCCCAACGCGATGCTTAACTTCAACCACGTAGTACGTGAAGTTGATATTGCCATGCCCAACTGCCGTAGCTGCATGCTGGCGTGCGGCATCCAAGGCTACATCGTAGGTTTCATGGAGAGTTTTGAACTTTGCGCTGCACCCGGAGTCTGAGCGCATGAACACAGCAAACCTTGGATCGGTTGCATTGTGCAATTGCTGCACTGTGTGCCGGACTGTTCCGGGCTTTGGCTTTGTTTTGTATTGATGTGGCACGCCTGATCCTTTTAAGGAAATCGAAGCGGCACAAATTGAAAAACCGTTATTGAATCGCCCTCAGTTGCGGCCTTGTTTTACCAAGGTGAGGATGATTCGATAACGGTTTTATGCTGTGTCCGCAACGACAACGCCTTCAGTATATCAAAGACGTTGGTGGACGTGCAAGAGGTTTGATGGCAACCGAGAACCCCCAGTCCTACGCAAGTGTTGCGCTTAACCATCACGGGGAAGGACTGATTTCTCTCTGTAGTCGGAACCCCGGCACGTCCCTAATCAATCCACCCCCGTGATGACCCTAAAAAAAATCCCCCCACGTCTGAGGTGGGAGGAAATTTCACACAGGAGAACACAACAGAATGTTCAGGGTGGAGTTTAACCGCAGGTGCGCAGCAGTGCAATGGCCTCTTCCGCGCTGTTGATGATGTGCAGGTTGTCTCCAGGCCAAGCATCATGGAACTTCTGCTCTGCATCCGTGAGCCGTCTGGCCGATGGCGGCTTGCTCCCGTCTTTGATTTCTAAGAGAAGCGTCCGACCGTTGTAACAACACAACAAGTCGAAAGTCCCCTCGTCGTTGATGACTTTGACGAACGCACCCTCGGCACGCATGGCCTTGATGATGTCCTGCTCTCCATTGTCTCGACGTGCTGCTCGTCTCATGGAAAACCCCGATGAAAAAATATATTGCATTCATCGTAGCAGATGTTGTGTTGTTCCATATCATGTGTTACATTACATCCTCACTCACCACACAGGAGAAAGAAGTGACGCCAGAACAAAGAGAATACGCGGTAGAGATTTTTGACAAGTCGGTTGTGATAGCCAACGAGTTTGGGCCACTGATCATTGACAAGTCTGACGGCAGAGCTCCGTTGGCAACAACCACAGCCGCCATCTTGCTTTCCCATTTTTGCATCCGCGCCAACATCTCAATGTATGACGCCGTGGACATGCTGATGTCGGCCTACAAAAACATCTTGGAAGAAAGCAAGGACGCATCATGAAGCTGACCAACATCCACTCTCTGCCAGAGACGATCATCAATGTCATAAAAACCCCGCAGTACAACAAGGGCAAAGCCAACATGTCCGTAACCGAGCTACTTAACAGCCCGCGGATTGTTCAGCTCAAGCGCAAGCATTGGGACGAGCTGACCGAGGACGCAGCAGACCTTGTTTGGTCTATCTTTGGAACGGCTGTTCACGGCGTTCTTGAGCACGGCAAGGGCGACAATCACATTGTTGAAGAGCGAATCCACATTGAGCTGGACGGCATGCGGATCAGTGGCGCAATTGACTTGCAAGAATTGACCCCTGAAGGCGTGATCGTGTCCGACTACAAAACTGTTGGCGCATGGTCGGTCATGAACGAGAAGCAGGATTGGCACAACCAGCTCAACAGCTATGCATTCCTCGTTGAAACCGCCAAGAAAATCCCGGTGATTAAGTTGCAGATCGTGGCCATCGTGCGCGACTGGAGCCGCCGTGACGCAGCGACACGCGAAGGCTACCCCAAGGCACCCATCGTGGTGATTGACATCCCTCTGTGGCCGCTTGAGCAGCGCTTGGCCTATGTCCGTGATCGCATCTCTTTGCATGGCGATGCACTCTTTGAGATGGAGACTGACGGCGAGATGCCTGACTGCACCGCCGAAGAGATGTGGGAGAAGCCAACAACGTACGCACTCAAGAAGGATGGCAACGTCCGAGCAAAGAGCGTCCACGAAACACGCGAAGCAGCAGACACAGCTCTGGCTGCCGCAACAGAAAAAGCCAAGAAGGGCGAAAAGTTCCTGATCGAAGTAAGAGAAGGAGATCGCACAAGGTGCAGCAACTTTTGTCAGGTTGCACCCCACTGCGAGCAGTACAAGAAGTATCTATCAACCAAGCCAACTCAAGGAGAAATCTAATGGCAACAGCAACACGTATCTATTTGGTCACAGGTTCCGGCGGAGAAGTCCGACTGGTCAAAGCATCAGTCCCATCACAGGCAATCACGCATGTGGCAAAGCAGTCTTTCTCTGCATGCATTGCATCGCAAGACGATCTGGTTGAAGCCATCAGCAACGGCGTCAAGGTCGAGACCTATGGCGAGACAGCTCAAGGCGAGCTGAACATCGAATAAACAAAACAACAGGAGAAGCACATGAAAAAAACAATCTTAGTATTGCTGTCCGCAGCAGCCCTTGCGGGTTGTCAGTCGGATGCAGATGTTGCCTCGCGCAACGTGTCAAAGGCTGCCGACAACTTTGAAGTGGCCCGCCGCGTCATCTTTTACAACGGCATTACGAACGACTACATGCTGTCCATTGAGGGGTATTGCTCGTTGGGAAATCACGACAATGATGGCAAGCTGTCGGTGACTTGCAAGACTGGCCCCGGCGTCTACAAGAAGCACTTCCTCGGCCTGTCTGACAACGTGACATTCTTTGTTGAACAACTGGACGCCAAGAACGTCAGCACATCTTTCTATCGAGTGATCTTCAAGCCCTCGACCATCATCCCTGATATTGAAATCCGCTAACAGGAGAACACCATGGGCTGGATCATCGGTTTAACATGCTTGTTCGCATGGTTCAATCACATCTTTACTTGCTTCAGCGAGGGCCTGTGGGGCTTTCTCTTGGCGGGAGCAATCATGTTTCCAATCGGCATTCTCCACGGCATCTGGCTGTGGTTTAACTAAGGACACACCATGTTCATTTCTAAAGCAGAAAAAGAAGAACTCTTCTTGGCTGTTCGCTCACTGCAAGCCAAGGTTCGTGACTTGGAAATTGAAGCCATCTGGCTCAAGAACAAGTTGTTCAAAACAAAGCCGCCAACCCTGAAAACAGAAGAGGCACCTTGGGGCTATAAGCCAGACGGCGTGCCGCGCAAGCGCCCAGGTCGCCCACCAAAAATGTCGTACACCAACTCACTCACGGATGTAACAGTGCTATGAAAATCAAAGACTTCTTCAGTGACTTTGACATCAACCCAATCAGTGCAAACCCACTGCACGGAAGTGTCACCGACACCATGCTGATGCAACTGCAAGATCGCAACGAGGCAAAGCGCCAGCAATCAATCAACCAACTCGGCAGCAAGTGGCTTGTCCACCCTGACAACAAAGTACAACGCAAGGAAGCACGATGAAAGAAATCGCATCAGCACTGGTCAAGGCTCAGAAAGAGTTTGGCCCAGCACTTAAGACCAGCACGAATCCGCACTTCCGCAACAAGTACGCAGCCCTTGACGCATGTATTGAGGCAGTCATTGACGCCTTGAACAACAACGGCATCATGCTCATGCAGCAGACAAGCCTGTGCGAAGACGGCGTAATTGTTGAGACACTTTTCATCCACGAGTCAGGTGAAATGATGGGCGGCGGCAAGCTGCACGTTCCAGCAGCCAAGCAAGACCCGCAAGGCTACGGCAGCGCGTTGACATATGCAAAAAGATATAGCCTGCAATCGGCTTGCGGCATTGCCCCCGAAGATGACGACGGAGAGCACGCAACGAAGAGTGTCCAGCAAAAACAAGCAGCGCCAGCAGCACCCAAGCCAGCAGCCAAGGCACCAACCAAGATCGAAGGCAAGGACACCCATTGGCAGTTGAAGATTGCGGCGAAGCCTGACGGCGATCATGGCGAATGGTCACAACTTGTCATTGATGCAACCATGCTTCAACTGGCGCAAGTCGCAAGCGAAGATCAGGTGATGGCCCTGTTCAAAACCAACCGCAACATCTACGACGAAGTAAAAGCAGGATCACCCAATGCTTACGATGTCCTGATGGATGAATTCAAACAGGCACGAGCCAAACACAAGAAAGACTGACATGCAATATCCAAACAGCGGCGCACTTTTCATGCGCGACAAAAAAGGCGAGAAGTCCCCAGACTGGGGTGGCGACATCAACATGGAGGTGTCACTGCTCAAGACCCTGATTGAAGAATCAGACGGCGACAGCGTGAAGATCAAGATCAGCGGGTGGGTTCGCCAGGGTAATCGCGGCGAGTTCATCAGCGTCAAGTACGACAGCTTCAAGCCAATGAACCAAGACCGCCAGTTCAACGAGCCGCGCCAAGCTCCAAAGCCAAAGCCGGTAGAAACCTTTGATGATGATGGGTCGGACGTGCCTTTCTGATCATGACCATTCAGACTCTTCAATTTGAAGCCGTCAAGATCGCCATGAAGCAGGATAAGACGGGGTTAGTGTTGACGCTCAACATCCACCCCGACGAGGCCCCTGAACGCTTGATGCGTGACTACGTAGGCGCACGCTATCAGGTGGTTATGGTGAGACTAAACGGCGAAGACAAGCCAATGAACAGGGACCACGAGTACAGCCGTGATCCTGTCCGCACCGCAGGCATTCTGTGCCGCGATAAACAGTTTGCTCAGTACCTCTTTGAGAAGGAAGAAATCTTCGAGAAGAAGGAGGCTGACGTAATCGAATGGCTCAAGGGCGAGATCGACATTGAGTCCCGCACTGAGCTGAAAGAAGATCAACAAAAGGCCAAGAAGTTCTGGGCCATCTACGAGGAGTACCAGCGATGGAACCCAAGCGCCTGATTCCTTACTCCGTCCACCTGCCGGAAGAGGTACACGCCAAGCTCAAGGAGGCCGCAGGAAACCGCAAGGCATCGGCCCTTGTGCGTGACGCCATCACCTTGATCATCGAAGGCGATGACGAGTTCAACGGCGGCTACAACAAAGGAGTGCGCGATGCCATCCGGCTGATCCACCAGAACGAGTTGTGCAAGGCCATCAGCTACTACGATGACACTCTGGCAAAGATTTTGTCTGAACAGATTGAAGAGCTTGTCGTCAACCAAAACACGAAGGTGAAAAATGGCAACAAGAAAACCAAAGGGTGAAGGGCTTGCCGCTATCGTAGCCAAGCAAGACCCTGTATCCATTCAGGAACTAACCATGCAAGACTTCTATGCAGCGTTCGCGTTGCAGGGCTTGCTGGCTCACTACGGAGACTGCTCACTAATTCAGGTTGATGGGGTGCCTGTCAACATTCACATAGCGGCTCTCGACCATGCAGACGAGATGCTTACAAGGAGAGCGATATGAGCACAACCAAAAGACTAACAAAAGCCTTTTCTGATGCCATTCCACTGGGGCCTCACCCTAGGCCTCATGCTGAGTGGATTCAGGTGCGGCTGGACTTTATTCAAGAAGCCATCGACCACATCGAGTGGCTGGAAAAAGGAAATGCTGAGTGGCGGGACATGGCTATATCAAGAGCAAAGCAGGCCGAGACCGCCAAAGCCATGGCCAGAGTTGCCATCACGCACCTGCAAGCGGTTCTGAACAAACCGCGAACACACGCTGACCAACTGGCCGCAGACACAGCGGCACGGGATTGGTTGATAAGCATTGGAAGTGAACCATAATGACCAAGGCGCTTAAACGCTACATGACCAAGACGGCGGAACAGGGGTGCGTCCTGTGCCGCCATCTTGGGCTTGGTGAAACACCGGCCATCCTGCATCACCCTCGGGACGCAGCAGGTGGCGCACAGCGTGCATCAGACTGGCTTGTCATCCCCTTGTGCCCGGAGCACCATGTAGGCAAGTCTGGCTACCACGGCCTCGGCTCAAGCGGTTTCTACACCAAGTACCGACTCACAGAATGGGACTTGGTGGCAATGACCATTGAGGGAAATAACTCGTAACTAAAATACAAGCACCCCTGTTTTCACTCAAAAATGAATACTAAAACAACGAACCAACCCAAACGTGGAGGTTGGTTCGTTTTCTAGCATGTAACCAAGTTACATCATCGCCATCTTTCGCAGAGCAGGAATGTCCACCGACTTGAGCATTTCCTTCTCAACATCACGCAACTCTTTGATCGCGTCCTTCTTCTCGGACGCTGAGTACAGGTCTTCTGGCGCGTTAGTGATCTGGTTGATGGCACGTCGAATCTTGGACAGTTGCATGCCAATCTTCTCAGTACCCTTAGCTAAGCCAAGTCGAGCAATGTTCTTCTCGTCAGACAGGAACTGATCAAGCTCTTGGGGGCTTCGCAGCTTGATGTCGTTGTAGGTGTTTTTGACCTTCTCAACCTCATCGCGCAGGGCGTAGAAGTCTGTCTTGAGCGCGTTCTCGCTGGCCTTGGTGACAAAGCCGCTGGTGCCTGGAAGTGCAGACATGGCATCACGGAACGACAACTCAGGACGCGGCACATCAGGATCACTGTTGATCATGAAGTTTGTTGTGTACAGGAACAGTCCACCGGCAGAGCCAAACATGCCGCGTATCACATGGTCGGCAGCGATTGGTGAAACGCCAAACTCACCAAGCATCTTTGAGAACTCCGAAGTGTTGTCATTGAACTGGCGCTCGGCTTCCTTCTGCTTCTCAAACTGACCAATAAGCGGACGGCCTTGGAAGAAGTCATAGTTGATGGCCACCTCAATGGCTGGCTTAACCGCTTGAGGAATCGGCTGCGGGCTGAGCACTGCATTGACAACACCATCTGCCACGGACTTTCGGAACTTCTCTCCATCTGACAAGCCCGCATCGGTGATCAGGTGGTACAGGTGCTCAGTCAAAACCTTGGGCATCAAGAACAAGTCAGGACGCAAAGGGATGCGCAACCCGCCAGTGCCGGGAATGTTCAGCGTGCGATCTCGCGTGGCCGTAGGGGTCTTCTCATACTCCTCATCGCCGCCGTTCATCATCACGTAGAAGAGAGACAAGGCCATCACCGCACCCGAGGTAGTAGCCAGTGTGTTTAGAGCCTCTTGGCGCTTCTGAGGCGAGATTCCAACCAGCGTTAGGGTCTTGTATGCAGTCCGCTGAACAGACATGTAAGCATAGAAGAACGGCACCGTTTGCCCAGCCAAGTTCACCAGCTTACTTGTGCCACGGCGACGGAAGTTGATGATGTCAAAAGCCTTCTCAATAGCCTCGCCTTTGGATAGGCCCTGCTGCATGGATGCCTCGTACACAGCCTGACGGATGGCGTTGTCAGCGGCCATGGCTACGTGGCTCAGCATCTCAACACCTTTGCCGCCAAAAGTCTTAGCCCCCTTGAGGCCAGCCGCAATCTGGATGTCGTTGCGAGCTACGGTAGCGTTGAAGTCACGTACGCCTGTTGCGCCATAGGTCTTTAACAAGTTGTGGGTTGCGCTGGTCTTGTTCAGTGTTTTGAGAAACTCCTTCACCGCGAGCACGGGAATGCGCAAAGCGTACCGAGTCTTTAGGCCAGACGTAAACATGGCGGAGATGGCGTCCTGCGGAACCTGAGCCACAGAGAAAAGCGGGTACAGAACCACAGACTGGCGCAGGATGTTGGAGAACCAAGTGAAAAACTTCAGACTCGGAATGGTCACGTTGCTGATGGCAGAGAAGGCGTCCACGTACAGCGGATCGGCCATGCTGTAAATCTCTTGAGTGCCGTCACGGAACACGCGGATGGTGTTCTTTTTTGGGTCCATCTTGTCAACCAACTCGGCCATCCTGCGGTCGCCAACTTGAAGTTCAGTGCCGATATTAACCATCTGCAAAGCCTTGTGGTTTCGCACCGAACGGTTAATAGCGTACTGAGTCCAGCGCACCATGTTGTCAAACACATCATTCACCGCTGCGTTAGAGCCTTTCAGTCGGAACTCGGCAGCTTTGACCTCCATGCCCTTGATGAACTCTTGAGGTCCACCACCCTCGTCAAGCTGCTCATCGCGGTAGAACGGCACGTAGGCAGCGTTGTCAAGCATGTCCTCGGCATACTTCATGCTCCACAGATTGCCGTCGATCATGGCCTTCACGGCGTTCGCACGGATGCCCTGCCATGTGTCGCTGATGTCCTCAAGCTCGGGCATGTTCTTAACCAAGCTCAGGCCGGGCTCAATCATTGCACGTTGGTCTTCGGAGATAAGAACCTTGGCCTTTTCCAGTTTTGCGATGTCGGCCTTGATGTCGTTCTTGGCACGCTCGGATGTACGCAGCTTCTCAAAGTCACCTTCTTTTTTGTACTGCTTGATGTTGGCGTTCTCCGCCTCCAACTCAGCTTTAAGGCGGTCAGTATCAGCATCACGGGCATTCTGCTTTTTGAGCAAGTCCTTGAACCGTTTGGCGACAAAGTACGTGTGCGCAATCTGCTCGGTCTGCTCTTTGTTCAGGCCGTATTTCTCAGCAGCCTTCTCAATTTGCTTGGCAAGCTTGATGAAGTTGTCTTCCTTCTTGATAGAGACCCACTTCTTGGTTGCAGGATCAAAAGCAATGCCGCCATCAACAATAAACTGAGTGGCAAGCGCATCGGCGTGAACAGCTTGAGACTGGCTGGCCTCCAGCAGCATGCCAAGCACTTTCGGGTTGTCGGCAAAGTCGGCTTCAAGATTCCTGCGAATGTCGTTGTTGAAAGCCGCATCACCAGAAAAGGCCGCAACCTCCATCTTGTCCAAGAATTTCTTGATGGAACTCTTTGCGGAGTCCTTGGTCAGTGCCGGGTCTTCGCCCATCTTACGCAGCGCGTTTTTGATGCTCTGAATACGCCCAGGCTCTGGCGGCTGAAGCTGCATTCCTGTTGCATCAAGGATGTCAAGGTTCGCTTGAGCGGCTTGGTTTGGATTGGACTTTGCCTCACGCTGGTAACGGATGTCTGGATTGGTTGGATCGTATGTGCCAATGTTGCCGGTAGCGGACTTGATTTGAGTTGGCTCAAGCGCAATCCATGCAACTTGATTATCAAATTCGGTGGAACCCTCGTTTCCACTGGCTTCAATCTTGATGCCATCCTTACCCATAGACTTTAGCCAAGCGCGATAAGCGGCAACTTCCTCTGAGCCAATTTGACGACCGTCATCCTTGCCGTTATGCAGCTTTCGAGCGCGGCTTGTCATCAACTGAAAAGTCGTAACCTGCGGGTTTTTGATTGACAAGTAAACCGGGTAAATTGCGGCACCTTGATCTTTGCCAGGATACATTTCCGCCCCACCTTCGCCGGGGTTTGTGCTAAACCAGCTTCCCACGGTGTCTATTGATGGACGTCGAAATTTAGTAGTGAACATTCGATCAAACGCCGTAATGTCGCCCATGTCGGTGCCATCTCCCATCGGGCGAACAAAGGTTCCGTGATAAACCACTAGCGGCTCACCGCTCTCATCGACCACCTTGCTATCGCCAAACCACTTCTTGAATGCCGCGCTGTCTGTTGGTGGGGCCTTGGCTGGAGCTCCCTCCCTCTGGAAAAGACTTTCCTGCACCATGGGGCCAGATGGCTTCTTCTTGACGCCAATCTGCTTGTCTCGCTGGCCCAGCATGGCATCAATGGCATCCACGTCAACATCAAGTAAGGACTCAGATGTGCGTACCAGTCGCTCAAGGGCCGACTCATAAGGCTTGCCGAGGCCAAGTGCCGTGCGGATTAACTCAATCAATCGTGTGAAGACTGACTTATCGCCAACTTTGATGTCATCCAAATAGGTCTGCACATCCTTGTCAGTCAAACCCCAAGCCAAAAGCTCGTCAGTATCCTCAAGCACGTTGTTCATGCGCTTGTAGTATTTCTCCATGACAGGCGGCAAAGTGCCAGCCTTGGCATCAGCATTGAAGCGTCCAACCACTGTGTTGAACAGCTCCGTCATCTGCTTTTTCAGCGGATCTGTGCCGGGCATGAAAACAAACTGCGAACGAGTTGCAACGTGCAGCAACTCATGCAAGATGGTGTTGTACTGCACGCCCGGTGGGTAGCCTGCTTGGTTATCCATCACCGCAGCGCCATTCAGCGTCACGGAAATCTTTGTACCTTTATCGTCCTTACCCCACTCAAACTGGGTTACGCCACGAGCGCCACTCAGCATTCGTAGACGTGAAGATCCGCCGCTGATGTTGAATTCCAGCGTCATGCCCTTGCGCTGAAACTCGCGCAGACGGTTACGGGTCTTCTCTGCAATCACCTTGGCAAAAGCATTGGGGGCGTTGGCAACAGTCCAGTCCGCAGCTTGGATCATGGACTTACCAGTAAGCTCTTTCTCAATGCGCTGGTCTTCTGCGCTGATGTTGTAACCCCTTCCGGCTTCAGCGGTGAACATCGGCTCTTGTCCGAGGACCTCCTCATCGCGCACGCGGCCCTCAATCTCAGCACGTTCTACGTCGAAGACTTGCGGCTCACCAAACTGGTCAATCATCATGTCGATGATGCGGTCTTGATCTTCGGTGGGCAGATCGGCAAAGCCATCAATAGTTCGGTTGTACTGTCTGCGCTTCTCTTCACGCTTACGCTCAATACGATCTAGTCGGGCGGCAATCTGCTCGGGCTTCATGCCCTTGGTTTTCAGGCCAATTGCATCAGCGCGGCTTTGCAACTCACCCTCACGCTGAGCCTCGTACTCCGCAGCGGCGCGATCATCCGCCATATCAACGGCAACTTGCTCATCGCCACCAAACTCGTCCTTGATCATTTGCGTCAAGGCTTCAGTGTCCTCTTCCTGCAAGAAGCCAGCCTCAACAGCAGCTTCTGCCAGCATATCTAAGCGAGGCGCATCAGCCCTGATCGCTCCGGGAAGCTGCTGGTTTGCACGATAGGCGCTCTCGCCAAAGATGTCCTGCACATCCTTCTTGTTCATACCCTTGGATGCCAAGAACTTCTTAAACGGCGTGCGCTGAACAGCTTCTTTTGGGGCGATCTCTGGTTGGATGCGCTGACGGATTTGAGTCTTAAGCGCCTGCGTTTGCTCGGGCGTCAAAGGCTGACTCATGTCCTCGTCCAGCAAGGCCAAGAAGTCCTTCTGCATTTCAGGAACAACACCGGCCATGTAGTCGGCAGTCTCCTGCTGCGTCTTCTTAACGGGAGACATCAGGAAGTTTTCGACCTGGGCCACGCGCTGATCCACGTCTGCGCGAGAGGCGTCAGTCTTTGCGGCCTGCTCTGTTTTCTGAGCTTCAACTTGTTTTGTCTGGGCTGCTGCTGCGGCTTCCTCTGCTGCGCGTCGCTCGGCCACGGCAGACATAAAGTCAGTACCGCGAGAATCCACGCCACGCAGGACGTTAAAGCCTTCAGGCTGGGCAATGGGCTCAACCTGCTCAATAGTCTTTGTAGGCTGGTACTCAGGTGCCTTTGGTGCCTCAACCTTGGGTGCATTGGCTGCATCAAACTCAGCAATAGCACGCGAGCGCAGCACCTCATTCATCATCGGGTCGCCGCTGTACTGCGTACTGCCAATATGCACACGCTCAGCACGCAGTTCTTTCTTGCGCTCAGCCTCGGCAGCTTTTTCCTCCGCAACAGCAGCACGCTCTTGTTGCTCGCGGCGAATCCTTGCTTGCTCCAGCAGCGTCTGGTTGACCTCTGATCCACCGCCAATACCACCGGCACGGGCACGCTCCATTGCGGCCTCTTGGCGCTGCTGTTTGCGCTCAAGCTCAGCAGCCTGATCTTCAATGACTTGTGTTTGGGATGGCGGTGCAACCTCTGGCGTGGAATTGACTGACGATACTGCTGGTAAAGATGGCTGCGTCTCAGTTTCCGGGGATTGACGACCACTCAATGCTCCGCCAACTCCACCCATTCCAGCGGCACCAACGGCTGCTTGAGCGGCGGTAACACCAAGACCCGATGTCAACGATTGCTCCGGGTCTACCTGTTGCATCGCCAAGTTTTGCAAGAACTTTCCGCCAACCTCTTCAATTTCCTCGCCTGGGATTTCCTTCAGGGCACCAGCGCCAATTGCAGCAGCCTTACCAAGAACGCCTTTTACGCCAATACGCTCACCAGCAAGTGCTCGTTCAAACGCCTGAGCGCCAGGAAGTTTTGCGGCCAACAGTGACAAGGCTCCACCGCCAACACCAGCGGCGCGAGCCAGATTCAAGGCTTTATTGGCAGCATCAGCCTCTGGCATGCCACTCTCAACAAGATTTTTGTAAATCTCCTCGTATGAACCGCCGCCAATATCAGCGCCCTGTTGAACAGCCCCAACCCCCTTTGCGGCAGCAGCACCTCGCGCAACTTGACTTGCCGTGGCTTTCTTTAATGTTTCTGCAACAGCCAACTCGGCAGCCTCTTTAGCTGCAACTGTTGTGGCAGATTTGGCGGCAACCTGAGCAGCACGCAACTCCGCCAAAATTGCTGGGCCTGCACCCGGAATCAAAGCGGCAATGATGGATGGAATGGCTTGTGGCGTCTGCTCGGCAAGGAACGCGGTTAATTGCGCCGGGTCGGACAGCATTGATCCAGCTTGAGACTTGAATGCAGCCCACTGACCGCCATTCTTTTCGGCTTCTGCCGCAAGTCGTGCAGTCTCTGCTTCTTTGGCTAGCAGTGCTTTGGACGTTCGCTCCTTGGCCCACTCCTGCATATCCTTTCCAACGCCCTGAGCGCCAGTTGTGCTGAAATCTTTATCCTTAATGGCACCAGTAGCCAAGCCGACCAATTGCCCCGGCTGCTGTATCAGGCTTCCAAGTCCAGAAACAAGCTTTGCGCCTATGTCGGTAGCGGCCTCACCATAAGTGCGCTCGGGGATTTCCTTCTTTGCGGGCTCATCAGTCAGCCACTGGTTGTTTACCAAGTACGCTTTTTGCCCTTGATCATTCGTGGCAGTTTGCCCGACAGGCACCCACCGACCATCGACCAATGCAACTGTTTCGCCTGTCTGTGGGTTTGTCGCGGTTTGAATTGCCATAATTAGTTCATCTTGAAGCCGGGTGGAGGTGGTGGTACTTTACCTGCTGATAATGGCTCTGCCACACTGGGACCCATTTTTGTCATGCTTGCAATTTGCCTGTTGATTTCTGACATCTTGCGAACGGCATCTTCCCGTGTTTTTGCTGGGAGCATAAAATTGCTGGCAGTATCCTCGGCGCTCTTGAGAAGAGTTTTTAGCTCCGCCAGCTCTTGACGATCACCAGCCACGGCAGAACCTGACCCACCCGCCCAACGGCCACGGCCAATAGCCATCTCCAAGTCAGTGGCACGCGCCATTAACTCGGTAGCAACTTTTGGATCAGTGGCCCTGCGAGCTTGCTGTTTCAAGGATGTAATTTGGTTGATGCGGTTCTGCTCGTTGTACTCGCGGGTTTGCCCAATATTGGCAACTTTAAGTTGGTTCTGCATGCGCTCTCTATCGAGCTTCGCGTTTTGCTCCAACTCAAACATCTTGAGTGTGTTTTGCTGGGCTAACTTGCGTGCTTCTTGCTCATTGTTCGACACTTGTTTTGCTGCATCAAACTGCTCTTTGAAGACCTGATTGAAACGGTTTTCACCTACGTTGTACTGGTCTGTGGCAAACGCACGAACGGTGTCAAGTTTCTTTTGGGACACATCAAGCGCCTGCTTGGTTAGGTCGTACTGCTCCAGTTGGCGAGCTTGCTCTAGCTTGCGAACACCCGAAGCCCCTTGAGCGCCAGCCTCAAATGAGGATAGCCCACGAGGTGTAGCGGCAACTTGACCAAGGTACTCCATAAGCCGACCAAAACCATCCTGCGGTCCTTCAAGTTGGGCCTTGCGTTTTTCAAGCTCTGCAATCATTCGATCTTGGGCTGAAGTATCTGGTGCGCCAATAGCTTCGCGGCGACGCTCCATAGAGGCAATGCGCTCGGCCTCTGGGTCTCTGCGCATGGCAGCTTTCTGAATCAAATCAGCTTCCGACTCCTGTGGAAGCGTAGCGGCCTGTGGCGCGACCATCGGCGCAGAAGGCGCAGAAGGCGCAGCTTGGGGTGGCCGTGCGACGGGTAGCGGACGGGGTTCCTGCTGTTGGCGCTGCTGCTCAGCCAATGCTTTTAAATCAGCAATTGGCCTTGGTGCAGGCGGAATGCTTTGCATTCTTGCCTCCGAAGCATTAAGCGCCGACCTGTTGTCTGCTGCCGTCTTGCTTTCCGCAGCCTTCGTGGATTTTGCTTCGGCGCGATCTAGGCTTGGATCGCCCACCAGTTTGCGCAGCAGCATAATTGGGTCGGGGACAGCCCTGTCAATTGCTTGACCAAGATTTCGCATCTGCTCCGCGTAAGGCATCGTTTCGTTGCCCATCGCTCGGATATTTTCTAGGCGAGATTTTTCCTCCGCCTCGGAACGCTCTCGATTTTCTCTATTCATGCGGTCATATGGAGTCTCGTACTCTCCTTCGTCACCGCCTTTTTTGAAGGCAACAATGCCGCCGCCAGCCATCTGGAAATCAACCGGCAACTCATCAATGCCTTGAGGCTGGGCCTCTGGTTGAGGGGTGTCTTCTGGCACTTGAGGTGATTGAGATTGCTCCATTAAAGCCTGAAGACCTTGCTGCTGCTGCTGAGCTTGAACCTGCTGAGCCTGCATCTTCTGGCGAGCTTGCTCCTGCACAGTCTGCATCACTGTTGGCATTTGCCCCTGTTGCCCTTGCTGCCCCTGCATTTGTGCAAGTTGATCCATCGCCTGCTGTTTGGCTACAGCGTCTTTTTCGTTGGTGATGATATTTAGGGCCAGTAGCTTTTGCAGATCAGGAGGCAATCCTGGTTTTCCTTGCTGCTCCTGCTCAATGCGCTGCTGAAGAGGCTGCGGATTACCTCGGAAGAGTGCCGCTATGCCTTGTGCGCTTGGTTGCTGCATGATGTTTCCTTGTCGCTTACTTTGGTGCTGTGGTTGCAGCAGGAGTCTTGCCGCTCAAAATATCTGCAATTTGCTGCGCGGTCATGGTGCCTTGCGCAAACTGCTGGAGATTGTTTGTTCCCGGAGTTGTGTACGACTGCGCAGCAAGCGGAAGGCCGGAAAGCAAAGACTGCTCAAACTGAATCATCTTGAACGGGTCAAGGCGGGCTTCATTAAACTGAGCTTGATCCGCTGCAATGCCCTCGGACGCAATGCTTCGCTCCGTTGCACCTAATCCAGCCAGTGCATTAATGCCTGCCAGATTGTTTTGGAATGCTGTATTCCCCAAGCTTCCTTGGGCCAGTGCCGCCTGAATGCCGAGTTGGTCGGACTGCAAACCGAGGTTAGCACCAAACTGGCGCGATTGTTCTTGCTGACGTGCCGCCTCCAAGGCCGCATTAAGGTTGGCCTGACTCGCGGCAATACCCGCTTGCTGATTGGCAACACCAGCCTGCAACTTCTGCTGACTTGCGGTTGTTGCGGATGTGAGTGCGTACTGAGCAGCAAACTGCCGAGACGCCTCTTCAGCCTGTTGAGCCGACATTCCGTACTGCGCTTGGAGCTGCGCCGCTGTCATGGACTGGCCTTGGTTGAACTGGCGAGCCATCTCCTGCGCTTGCTGTGCCGACAAACCATACTGCGCCTGAAGTTGCGCTGCGTTCATTCCTTGCGTTGACCCAAATTGGCGGGATGCCTCACGAGCCTGTTGGGCCGTCATGTTCCGATTTTGATCCGCATTGAACTGAGACATTGCATTCGTGTATGCAGTGTTGTACCCCTGACCAGTAATGTCTGCCAACTTGGTGCCAAGGTTCCTGCGGGCTTCAGCCTCCATAATCGCCTGACGACTTCCGCCAAAAGCACCAGCCTGAGTAAGACGCCCAGCATCAGCAAGGCGTGATATATCAGCTTGACGACGGGCCTCCAAAAGTTGAGGTTCAAGCGAAGTTTGCAAGTATGGGTTCATGTACTGGCGAGCTTGCTCAGTACCAAAAATACCAGCATCAAACTCTCCAGTTTCATACGCATCTGGCGCTTGGTATTGATTTGTAAATTGCGTTGCCGAACTTCCTTGCGCCGGAGCTTGAAACTGATTTTCAAATTGACCAGCCTGATATGCCGTAGGAGCCTTGAATCCTGACGATACATTCCCTGCTGAAACTTTTGAATACGAAGGTGCGGCTGCTGCTGCATATGTTGGGGCTGATGCCAAATCAGAGGCAATCCCGCCAACCGTTGACGCCGCCTGCCCAATTGCCGCTGGTGCTTGCAGGTTGCTGGCTTGCGCAAAGGCTTGCTGTTGCAGATTGGAAGCTCCAGCCGTCAGTGGTCCGGTATACGCACTGTAAGGAGCTTGAGCCAGCGCAGAGCCACGGCCAAGCAAATCGGTAACGTAGTCGCCAGCCCAATTTGAAAGACTGGACTCAGAGCCAGTTGCTCCCGAAGGAACCGTTGTGCCGCCAGTTGCATAGCGATCTACAGAGCCGCCCGGCATGTACTTGTCGGGCTCAATTTGTTTGCCCTGCTTGGTTGTTCCAGTGCGGTCCTTGCGAATTTGATCCATCATGGCGTACAGCTTTTTGGCACCCTTTTTTGAGTCGCCGTTGCCAAGTCGCTCAACCATTTCTGGCGTGATGAATGCCTCTTCGTTTGCTACGCGAGCCTCTTGTACGTCATCAATCTTGGTCGGGATAGAGTCGCTCATTCCATCGCCATCGCCCTTGATTGGGGTAGCTTTAAATTTTGATGCAAGCAGCTTCAGGCCAGCCTCCGAGCTTCCATTCCCCAAGTGGCTAACAACGTCAGCAGGGACAACAAATCCATCGCTGACCAAGCCGCCTTTTGCGAGTCCTTGTCGCGCCACCAGCTCTCCGTTCGCAGACCGGATAAATTGATCTCGCTCAGCAGGGGTTACTTCGTTGCCAAATTTTGCAGTCCAATCAGCAAGCCCTTGTGGATCGGCACCTCGACCTAGAAATGTTTGATACAAGCCTTCTACTGTTTTTGGCGATTCGCTAGTTGATGCTATGCCGCCAGTCTTGTCAAAAAATGTCGCGCCACCTCCATAGTCAATGCCGCCCGATCCTGGGCGACGGTCAGCGGGCGGAGCTGTCAGCATGTTTCGAGAGGCGGTGTACTTGGGAATCTTGCCTTGGTAGCCTGTTGGCGCAACATTGTTTGGTTTTGACGCGGCATACAAACCCATTCCAAGCTGAGCAAACTTCAACGGGTCATATGCACCGCCCGTCTTAAGAAGATCAAGCGCCTTGTTCCCATACTGCTGAAGCAGGCTGGAAAAAGTTGGGTCTTTGCGCAGGTTTGCTTCAACTTCTTTTGCATGCGTTGCCAATTCTGGCCCTGTTAAATTTGCATACCCGGTCCAGTCGATATTTGAATCATCTGGACCTGAAAGTTGTTCAGGAAACGTGCTTCCACTGGGGTCGGTTAGTAAAAAATCATCTTGCTGCTCGACCCAATCACCCGCTGTTTCATCCCACTCGTACATCTTAAATCCTTAGTAAGCGAGCAATCTGACTCTCGCGTGTATCAATATTACCCGCCAAAGGCGCAGACAGGTCGGTTCCAAAAATATCCTGCATCAATTCTATGTCAGCGGAGTTTTCCTGACCAGAGGACACAACTGTGGGCGCTTGTTGCCCACCGCCCAAAAGAGACATTAGAGCGTTGAGGTCCACGCCTTTGTTTGACGGTGCGGCTGGACCTTTGGATGTTGCTGCCTTGCTCTGACCATCTGGCGCTGGCTTATTGATGAACGAGTTCGGATCACCCAAAGTTGGCGTGTAACTTTCAGGGATAAACCCCTGCTCCGTGATGTAGCCACCTTTGACGGGAATACGAAGACCTTGACCGCCACCCATGCCATCCAAGTTGGGGCTTTTAGGCATGTCCATTCCAAGGCTTGAAAGCCTGTCATAGTCCAGTAGATCGTAATTTACTGAACCGTCTTTATTGAAGACCTCTGGTGGAGCTGTAATTTGAAACCCTTGACCATCCGACTTGGGGCCAAGTCCGTAATCTGCACCAACGCCAAAATCTGTTGTGAACTTGTAGTTTGGATCGTACGGTTTTTCGGAAAGGTCTACCATGCCCGCCGTATTTGGATCAAACGCTTGGTCGTAACCAAATGAATTTCTCTCAAAATCAGAAGACTTTGACCCGCTAGATAGCGCATCTTTGACTGCGATACTTCCTGCTGATGTGGCGGCAGCTATAAGGCTATTTTCATCAATACTGCCATTCCGCAATGTTGATGCAATCACGTTGTTAACAAACGATTTTCCAGCCGCATTTAGATCACCATAACCCGGAATCGTTGACGTTATCTCCGGCATGGCAGCACCTACGCCGCCAGTTATCAAAGCCTGCAAAGGATCGCGCCCAGTAGCAACAGCAGCACCTACGTTACCCGCAATTTTGGCCCCGGTTTGACCCAACGCGTTAACTACATCGGAGTTACCCGCTATGTTTCCTCCAACTTGCCCGCCAGCATAGGTAAGGGCAGCAGCCGCTGCAATGTCCTTAAGGTCTCTACCTTGCGCAGCTTGGAGAGCGGCAGACCCAAGGGGGCCACCAAAATAAGACGCCGCAATATTAGCTACAGCCGAAAGAATTGGGTCATCTAACATCTGGGCCAAATCGTTGCTCGATCCGCCGTATTGACTGTAGAAAACAGGGGTTCCATCGGGCTTAAATTGAACGTTGTACGCTGTGGAATCATCCCCCGCAAACGTCCCGCTCCATGTACTTCCTTTTGCTTTATCGTAATACGAGCCGACTGCCTCTCCGGTTGCCTTGTTGTAATACTCCGGTACCATGGATGTAACGCCGTCTTCAAGGTCCCCTTGATCGTTGTACCGTTTTTCAGATGTAACTGTTTTATCGCGGACCCCAAACTGGTTGATGTCCGTGATGCCCTGCGCAGCCAACAAAGCGGCCATGTCGTAAGCGTTCTTTTCGGCAGAGCCGTAGCCCTCGCCACCCCAGTCACCTGAAGTACCCTGCGCCAGAATCTGCTGCGCTAGCGTACCCACCGCGCCTGTTTTTGGCATGGTTGTGGTTACTTCGTTTCTCGCCGCCCCAAGAAAACTATCCAACTCTCCCGCGTCAACGCTTTCACCAAAACCCCAGCTATTTATCTCCTCTTGTGAGGCCTCTCTGCCAAGCACGTTTCGGTACAAGTCTTCTGTAGTCGTTGCCATATATTCTCCTTATTGCGGGGTTAGCCAACCAGCCAGTTTGTGCCGTCAGAGTAAACAGGTGCCTTTACTGCTCCTCCGCCAACAACTGCGCTTCCAAATGTCGGACCCGTTGCATCAGACACAAACGCCCTTGCGCCAGAGCCAGCATCCACTGCACTGGGTAAATCAGCCACAAGGTAATTTGTCGTTGCAGTAAGCTGCCCCAAAGTGGCCTGCACTTGGTTGAAGTAAAGGCGCAAAACATTGTTTAGTTGATCTTGGTACTGCCGATCAAACTGTGTTGGCGATAGCGGCAAAGAGGGAGCGGCAAAGTTTCGTGCTGTAGCCATCAATCACCCCAATGCAGACGTTCAAGTTCTTTACGAGCGGAAGCAGCCTCTTCAATTGTTTGGCAAGAACGAGAGTAAAACTTTTTCTTCTTGACCGTTATTTGTGCATACCACTTTGAATTTTTCATGTTGACCCCGGTAAATCCAGATGCGGATTCACGTCTTACTCGGACATTTCTATTTTGAACAGTAGGCGTTGCCCATCGACAATTGGATGGAGTGTAATTTCCATACACATCAACCCGATCAAGCGTTTCATCTGCATTTGGTTCCCCCATATCGGACGCAAAAACCAAATAGTCATGCCACTCAAGGCAAACCAACACGCCAACAGCACCATATTTTTTGTAGTCTTTGTCTTTTTGGTTGTAGCAACGGCGCATCATTGATCTCCATGTGTTGTAGGAAGATTTTTTATACCCTCCATGCTTGAAATTTGGAATGATGCACCCGCAAGATGTGGTGTTTCCAGTAACCAAACTTCCAGACGGCACAATTGTTTCATTGCCGCACTCGCATAAACAGCGCCACAAAACTTTTTTTAAATTGTTGCGGCCAGCTTGCTCTACGATGGTTAATTTACCAAAAACCTGACCAGTTCGATCTACAAATTTCATGTCAAGACTCCGTGTTGAAGGAGTCATCGGTATACATGAATGATTTGAATCGGTATACATGTCAACGTCTGCCATCAGACTTGATGTCAATTCGTGGAGCGCCAAGCTGCCATGTGGTTCCCACCCTATCTGACTCAACTTTGAAAATCATCTGCCGCCCCCGCACTCGGATATACACCTGCCCCGTAAACTCTTCCACAGGCACGCTTGCCGTGCGCTGAATTCCAGCACTGCTTGTTCCTGCTGTAGATCGAGGATCGGTATAACCAGACCCAGAGTTAACCAGAGGAATGAGCGTCATTGTGCATTGAGGCTCCATCTCTCCAGTGGAGCCACGGAATGTAAGGTCGGGGATAACCCGCCACACAAAACCAAAATTGTGCCCGTCATCAATATCAAACTCAGACGAGCCAATAGACGCCGCAATAGCAATAGGAGTGCCCGTCTCGTTGTCATCAACGCCCAACTCATGATTGACCAAATTATTGTTGTACGTTGCAGCAAGCGGATAATCCTGCAAACCGGAATCAAGCCACGCTGTTCTACCCATGGTCCCGTAGTACCAAATGTCTTCGGCGTAGTTGTATATAACGTACTTATCTATTTCTTGGCTACTGGCAGAGCAGTAAAACCACCAGACCTCATTGAAGCCTTCGTTTGTTCCGGCAAAAACTTGTTGCGATTGGTTGTAGTTAATATCGCTAAAAATGTACTGCCGCAAATCGCAGCGCATAGTCTGGACTCTGCCATCGTATTTGTAGAACTTATCCACCCCCATCCAATACACCACGCCTGACGCCTGTGCCGCAGAGTTTGGACCAATGATTGATATGTTGTCACCAAGCAGTTGGGCGCTCCAAACGGCTGGCACACCAACGTACTGCATTGAGTACAAAGCAGAATCAGTCCAGACAACAATTTCCTGCCGCGTTTGCAAGCAAGCAACCAATTCCGACCCATGAGAAAGCTGCAAGCTGCCAGCTTGGTTGGTTGGTTCGGGCGTCCAGTAAGCGGCATTTTCTTGATCCGACCAGCGAATCAGCAATTGATTCTGCACAGCGGAACCGTAATCATTGCAGCCAAACGCAAGAACAAATCGACTCACATCAGACACAAACGTGAATTTTTGAACCGTTGGCACGTCGGCGGCACCGGAAAGTGATTGCAGAAGAGCCCCTCTTGTCGTAACAGAGGTGGATGCGTCCCAGTAATAAATAGCCCCATCACGGATTGAGAAAATTAAGTCCTCGCCAAAGTTGGTTTGACTCCAAAGTCTCAGATTTGATATTGCTAGACCGCCAGAACCGGAGCCTCCTGTACCCCATACTCCAGCGCCCCACACTCCTCCACCCCATCCGGTTAGGGGAATTTGATTGGCCGGAGTTACATTCAACTGATACGCCGCAGAAACCGTACCGCCACCAGGGGAGCCGGATACATCTGCTGCGTTTGCTGTAACGGATAAATTAATTGCGTACGTGTCTACCGTTAAAAATGTGATTTGGTACTCGCGGTTTAACACGCTTGCCGTAACATTTCCACCCAAACCAGTCGCACCACTGAATGTAACAAAGTCACCCTCAACGCATCCATGCGCAACATCTGTCACTGTAAGAACTGATGAGTCCAATGTCGCTGTAAATGGGTTTGTGATTGTGGCCGTTCCTCGTAGTGGGGTGATGTCGTTGTAATTTCCACCGCGCTCAATGTAGAACTTTAAATTTGTTCCAACTCCAACAAGATTTAATCCGCCGAGAGTTACCCAATTCCACAGTGAACGGCAAGTCCCAAGAAATGTGCTGGTGGAAATGCGAACCCATCCGCCAATTTTTTCAGGCGTCCCTGCGCGGAAGCGAACTTTTTCTGACTCGTACCAACCGCCAGCAACTTGCGTAGAAGTGCTTACCGATCCAAGAGCCTCCGATGCGTAGCGCGTGTTTTCGCGTGCAACTCCGGGGCGGAAAATTAATTTCTTGAGGGGCATGTGTTTACCTTAGCGTTGCGGCATTTTCGCACCGAACCTACTTTGGGGCTACGCAAACATTACGCACGTACCCCTGCAAGCCTACGAGTTGCGCCGCCAAGAAATCAGCTCCTGCCGCCACTTCGACAAGAGTTGCCGCACAAGATCCGAGTAGCTGCCGCTCAATGGTGGCTCCATCAGTTCTGGGGATGGTGGCGGAATTTGAACTGGCAGCAGGGGCTGGGATGGCGTAGAGTTCGTTGCGCAACCCATCAAGCTCAGCACGAGCACTGCGAGCAGCCACAGCCGCTTTGCGTTTCTCAATGGCATACGCCTCCTCTACTTTTTGTTTAGCCGCACCAAGGGCTTGTTCTTGCGCTCTAGCGGCCTCAGTGGATTTTGTCAGGCTCACCGAATGAGCTTCCTGCATCTGAGCAATGCGTGTGTTGAACCGCCAGTCCTGTACCTGCCACACGCCAAGGGATGCAATGACTGCACCCACCAGACCAGAAGCAATGTGGGTATAGCTCATTTGAGTCCCATGCACTTCTGGTATTCAGCCTGTCGGCGCTTGGTCAGGCCAGCCAAAGGAGCGCCATTGAACTTGTCCCAACGAAGCAACTCCTCGCAAGCACCAGCGTAGTCAAATGATTGCAGCTTCTTCACCAACGTTGAGCCACATGCCGCACGAGAGCCTACGTTGAACGACCAAGAAATAATTGAATCCCACTCATGCTGGTACAGTGGCACCTCACCAATGCACTGGCGCATCTGCTGCTGGAACACGTCAGCCTGCTGGTTGAGTCGGATTAGCGCACGCACTGGGTCGGTTTTCTGCCCGAGCCTGACATCCTGCGCATCGCCAAAGCCGAGCGTCGGCCTATCCCCTTTGACGGGCACGTATGCCACATCGCGGTAGCCCTCATGCACAGCCAAGCCAACCAAGGCCGAGGCACTTAGGGTCAGACTAGCAACAAGGGTGCGGTTCATGCGGAGGGGTAGCGCGCTTTGATCTCAGCCACCTTGTCCAGCCACTCCTGCTGAGTGGCCTCACCGCGCTGCGACATGAAGAACAGAGGGTCGGACTCGTTGCGGTACGCCTCGGATCGTTGGGCTTCAACTTTTGCTGCGCTGGCAGCGGCTTCGTTCGCCAACTCGTCAGCGGTCTTATTGCGTACAGTCCAAGTAGTCTCCCAGCGTTGGCGCTCTGTGTTGAACGCGCAGCCGTCTTGCGTTGCAACCTGCACTGCCGGGTCATACTGCACCCCAGTGCTGACCACGGGGAAAACGTTGTAAGACGCCAACATAGCATCTGTTGGGTTGACGGGGAAGCTGATTTGCGGGTTGTCGCTTCGCAGGTCTCCAGCAAAGTAAGAAAACTTTTTGACAATTTGGTTTGGTGCGAGTACGTACATTGCTGTATTCCTTTATGCCGGTTTGATGGCGAGCATCAGTCCTGAAACCCCAGATGCTGACCCCGTTGTCATGGATCGAGTCCCTGTTGCCCCAGAGGTCACAAGCTGGTCGCAAATTTTGTAGCTGGGTATGGTGGCGTCATTGTCTGTCACGCGAGCGGTCATGTCAGTTGGAGTGCCCAACGTAATGCTGGCCGCTGATCTTGCGCCTACGGCAATCAAAACAGAAAAACTAACGCTTGGGCTGATGGATGGCAGGACCAGTGGGTCGGTGCCTGTTGTGAATGCCCCCACAGTATCGTATGCGGCGTCGCTGTAGGTCAAAATTGACGCGGCAAGTCCGACCGCTGTTGAACTATTGATCGTGAACGTATAGCTTGCAGGCTCAGATGGTCCTGCAACTTTATATGCAACGCGCACCGATGGGATTACCCCTTGATCGGCAACCTCTGTCCACCCGGTATCCCCGGTCCACGTTCGAGTAGACCCGCAAGACCCAACCATGACCATGAGGTCGCCTTCAGCCGTTCCCGCAGGTTTGTTAACTACAATGGTTGCTCCAGATGCGGCAGATGTGCTTTCCTGTGCCACAAACGTAGGCGTTGGGCCGTAGTAGACGGGCCGCAGAGCCAATGAAACCGCAGCCCATGAGTATGCCGTTGAGTCTACCCCGCTAAACGTAAACGCTGCGGGGTTAAATGCCCCGGAAGTCCAATTTACATACCCCGCGCCAACGGTTACATCTTCAGTGTCGTTGCTCCCAACAGAAAGAAACCCTGAAAGATCAGAGCTGGAGAAAGTCTGAGTACCTGCGGTGTGACCGCCTGCGCCACCAGAAACAATTACGGTGCCGCGTGTGATGGGTGTAATCGCCGGAGGGTTGCAAAGGACGCTGTTTACGCCTGTTGCGGTTGTTCGGGTAACTTCCAAAGGAAGCGCCGTGTCAACGTTGCGCCAAACCTGAACCACAACAGCGCCAGCATTCGCAGAGTCGCCAGTACCCCCAAGTATCGCAAACGTGCTATCCGGGGTTCCACCCATAAACTTGTACGCTACCAGCAGGTTGGTATCTGAAGTATCGTTGGCGTAGAGTTGAGCAACCTCGGTATATCCCGAGATGGTTAAAACCTCATCCGCAGTAGACCCTACTCCAAAATAAACTAAAACCACGTCCCCCGCAGACGCGGACGCCGATATTCCACCTGTTAAGTTGCCACCAAACGTAACAACAATGGTAGAAGACGTCCCCGCAAATCCCGAGGTGTACCCTCCAACGTACTGAATGCCGTTTGCGGAGGCCGCTTTCACCAATGTAGACAGCATTATGCGTCCCCCACCCGAGCGCCATAAACAACCGAGCCAACCTTCCACAACACAATTGCTGTTGCACCAGTTGTGTTAAGTGTGGGAGCCGAGCCGCCGTTGGTTTTCCATGTTACCGCCACCGAAGTCCATGTAATGGTGTACGCAGTTCCGTCATCAATCATTAGCGTCATAGACTGGCCGTCCGCCCATGTTCCGGCAGTAGGAGTCGAGTTGGCGCTTAAAGTCCATGTTTGAATTGAACCGTTAGCTGGCGAAAGCGCAGGAGTTGTGCCAGTGACTGCAAAAACTTCTTCAGTGTAGCCGTCGTTTAGCGTGATACCAGAGGCGGTTCCACCTGTGATTGCTGGGGTGTTAATGACTGGCGAAGTCAGTGTTTTGTTTGTTAGAGTCTGAGTCCCGTTTAGGGTGACATCACCTGCGCCTGCTGCGCTTGTGGATACTTTTACAAAGTCAGACCCAGCCCAAGCGGCAACGCACCGCTCGCCAGCCACAATTGTTATCCCGGTAGTTGGCCCAACCCCGCGAAGTACTATGGAGCCAGTCCCGTCGTTTACAACAACGTACGCTTTGCTTTGCGCCGGAGCAGTGATGTTTCGCGTAGTGGCACCATTGCTTGCCACCCATCGCAAAACCATTTGACGGGCTTGATTTTCCGAAAGAGCAGTTGTTGTCAGTGTTACGTCTGCATCAAAACTGATGGTTGTTGTCCCTGCAATAGCAGAATCCACCAGAGACGTAATTGAGTCGTTGACAACATCTCCCCATGTTCCATCAAGCTCTCCGTCAACGGGCAGTGCCAGCCCAAGTAACGTGGTATTTCCGGTTGCCATTTAAAGCTCCTTAGTTTGAACTGCGGATCAGCGCAGATGTTGCGCTGTTGCTTGGCATAGTGATGGTGAAGTTGGCGGAAGTCTTGTCCGAGCCAAAATCCAGCACTGCAATTGCCCTATCCGCTTTGCTGCTGTTATAGATTAATGCGCATCGAGCCGTCACCGCCGCGTCAAACACCACATTGGCAAAGTTTACATAAGCCGTAAAGCCCGAAGAGCTGACCGTTACGCCTGTCATCTCAACGCCGCCAGCCACGTAGCCGCCCCCTGTCACTTCGTTGCTTGTGGAGTACGCCGTAGTGCCTTCGTTTAAGTCGGCGCTGGCTGTGTACAGGGCGATCTTGAGCACATCGGTGGTTAGGTCGTGGATGCCCTCGTACAGCTCCTTCTTGAAGCTGGTGGTCTGCGTCTGGAGGATCGTGCTCATTGAACTGCCGTCCTAACTTGACCATTGCGAAACGCATCGCCTCGCTGTTTTCCGTCACCAAGGTTCTTGAGCAAAGCAATTGAGGACAGGTAACGCTCGGAGTACAGCTTAACCATGTCTGGTTCGCCCTTCATGTAGGTAATGGCCTCAACCATTGTGCCGTTCAAAAGAGCGGAGTCAAAGTGCTCTCCAAGCCAAGTCTCGCCAGCAGTCACGATTGATTCTGGGTACGCAAAGTATTCCAGCTCCACGTCGTAATCACCGTTTGGCGTTGGCCCAACAATGAACGTCAACTGCGATGGATCGCCAGCAGTTGGTCCGTAGATGGCGTAGTGCTTTGGAAGACCGGTGGTCGCAGGATTCGGGTACGCCTGACGGATGAAGTTCACATCCTTGTCCAAGAGGTACTCGTAGTCGCCGTTATCTTTGACGACCGCCAGACTGAACACCGACAACAAATCAACCGGCACATCAAAAAACCTGTCACCAACAGTGATTGGGACTGTTGCGTTCTTGCGCAGGTTTGCAAGCTGGACAGTGTTGTATATGCGCTGTTCTGCTTGCCTCGTCATGGTCGCCATGACATCATCAGGGAATACGTTCTCTGAATAGGCGGAGACAGCCGCAACAAGTTCGGTGTACGTCATGTCAACCTCAGGCCATTGGGCCTCTTGCGTACAGGCCCTTTGTGGCCGCGCCAGTGCCGCGCACCTTGATGCCGCTAGTCTTTGTTGGGTAGCCATCAGGCTTGCTGCTGACGTTGCCAACAGTCATGCAGGCCGCATCAAGACTGCTCATGTTTGGTTCTTTGCCGGGGTTGGATTGAGCCTTTACAGCCTTGCCAGACATGGTATGTGGTTTGGCATAAACGCTGGCAGAGCCAACTTCTTTGCCCATCATCTTCTTGCTGAATGTAGCCATGATTAGCCTCGCTTCTGTGCTGCAACTTTTGCCATGCCGCGACCCATTGTCTTCATGTCAATGTTGCGCTTGCCGCCGCCGCTTTTGCCGGGTTTGCCGCCCATCATCTCTTTGACCATGGGGCCGCTGTCGCCAAGGTTTTTACCCTTGGTCTTGCCCTGTTTGGCGATGCCGTCTGCTGATTTTGTGAATGCCATGTTAATTTCCTTCAAGTTACGCTGACTGTACCAACAAATGTCGTTGCTGCCAAGTAGTTGGGGGTAAGGGCGTCGTCAAACAAACGGGAGCCGCCTACGGGATTCCAGTTCCATTGGATGTCTCGTGAGCCACCAGACAAGTTGCCATTGGCGTTTAAGCCAGAGGTCACGTACGTGGTGTCACGCCGTGGATTACGCAGAGCCTGGGGGTCATCAATCGGGAACGTGCCAAGCATCAACTGAGGTTGATCTGGGTCCCAGCACTCAGGGCACACCAGCAACTCGTACTTGCGCTGCTTGATGATTTCAGTGCGCAATTGCTTGAGCTTGAACTGCTGCCCACACCTATCGCACGATGCGATGGCTATGCGGCCTGATGCAAAACGGTTTGGCATTAGTAGCCCCCGCCGCTTCCAATAAACATAGCTCTTGGTACAAAACGTACCGCCGCCTTCTCTCTGTCTTCGCCAGCAGCAGTCTCAAAGGCTTCGTCGTACATCTGTTTGAGCATCTGAATGCGTGGCATCAATTCTGGAACTTTAACTGCAATGTGATATGCCAAGCCAGCCACCACACAAGGCAAAAACCTAAAGTTCATGTCGGCAGTTTCAACGCCGTTGCCTGCGTCTTGAACTCGGCGCAGTCTCCAATACACAAACTGGTAGGGCGTACTATTGTCTGGAGTCGGCCATACGGTTACGGCTGGTAGTTGCGGTACAAATACAGCGGTGCCATTTGAATGTGTTGCTGCTGTAGTGTTGTTTTGCGCACGGAACACGCCGCCCAGAACATTTCCAGTAACGTATGTGTAGTAAATGTCTTCCGTATCCAGCCGGATAAAACCAGAGCCAGCAAGACCAACTACAGAGCTAAGCGTGATGCTTGTGTCGGTTGCGCTAATCCCGCCGACCAACGTAGCCGATGTTGGATTGGTCTCGCCAGACATGCGCTGAATCCAAACCTGAATTGGCCTAGCCTGCTGAAGCTTGTTGGGAATCGTTGCATACGTTGAAACGCTGATCCGGCTAATAGTCAAGTCAGCCTGAGTTGACGTAGTGTTTGAGCCAGTGCGAATAACGTGCTCAAGCAGATCAATCGTATCCTTCGGCAAAGCGTATGTGGACAGCCCAGGAGTCAAGTTAATGACCCCCTGCTCCATCGTCCACATGTTAATGCCCTTGTTTTGCCACTCAATGGTCAACAAGTTCATTGAGCGTCGAGCTGTACGCAAATCATATCCTGAGCGCATTTCGCGACCCGCCCGCTCCCACGATTCTTCAGCGATTTCCGTGAAGTCCATATTGAAGAGGGTGGAGCCGGTGGTGGTCATAATTTACTTCTTTGCTGTCTTGGCTGATTGGCGGAATGCCTGCGCCGTAGGAGCGCCAGCAGTACCGGGCTTACGCATTTTCTCACCAGAACCAGCAGCTATGCGCTTTTTCTTGGCGTGAATTGCATCATAAAGCCCGGTGCTTTTTTTTGCTTTTGGAGTTGCAGCAGTGGAAGAATTTTTCATTTATAAGCTCCAACTGATAACTTCAATTCGTCATTGCCAAGAAATTTAGCAACATCTTTACACAACTCATAAAAATCGTCAAAACCAAAATCAGACTTCATCCGGTTGATAGCTTGGCAAACAAGGATTGTGTTTTCTGGGGTGTAGCCTTGCATGCTGTCAATTCTCTCAATAGACACCGTGTGTAATTTTCCAGCCTCAAGCGTCATGCCCCGACCGCTGTATGCGCAAATTCCTGACTGAGATTTCCAAAAATTTACAATGTCTGAAATTTCCAACGCAAAAGTTTGCTGCCGCTTGGCCGCACTTCTTTTTGCGTTTTGTAGGAAGATTTTTGCACGACCTTCTATGGTTGAGTTTTGTTTTGCGCGAGAGCGTTTATTTGCCTTGGTGCAGCAATCTTTGCACCAACTGTGATATCCGTCAGATGTTAATCCGTGCTTAAAAAACAAAGCATACGGCTTGCTTTCTTTGCAGCAAAAACATGTCTTCATGACTTTGCCTTTAACTTTGGCTTTGTTGGCTTTTGTTTTTTGGCGTACAAGCCCACCTGCCCACCCTCAGCGTACTGGGTAAAGTCGGTGTCATCCCGGCGAGCTTTACGCTTACCTGATGGCATCTTCGATGGGGATATGGCCCCCATGCCTCTTGATGCTCGCATATCAGACCATCTTGCCTTTGGTGTGGCCGCGCTTTGCAATGCCGTCAGCACGCTTTGACGCAGACACCGAGCCGCCAGACTTCATGCCGCCAAAACCCATCTTGCCAGATGGGGCCGGAGCGGAACCCGTTCCAATCTGAGGAGGGGGGAGTGGGCGAACATTGCCCGGGCCTGCGTTTACTGCTGGCGGCAGAGGTCGAATCACCCGAGGTGGTGCAGCCATTTCTGGCTTTGGTCCTTTTGTTCTTTGCATTTTCATGATTTACACCATCTTGCCTTTTGTGTGGCCCTTGCTGACGCAGCCGTCACCACGAGTCACGCTACCACCTTTGGCCTTCTTCACCACCTTGGGCGCACTAGGAGTTTTGTCGGCTGCATCGTAGGCCTTGGTGGCTGCTGCTTGCGCCTTTTGATCTGCCAGCATTTCGCGTGCATCTTTTTCAGCTTGACTCATTGTTGCCATGTTTTTCTCCTTAACAAGTTTTGCCACCACGGGCCATCTTGACCATGGTGCCTTTGGTTTTACCTTTGACCTCAATGCCGCCGCCCTTGGCGTAGCCCTTAGCCATGCCGCCCGTCTTCAAGCCAGCGTGAGCTTTGGATGCAGGCATAGCAGCGTGCTTGCCTACAGCCTTCTTGATCATGGCCTTATCCATCTTCATGTCATCATGTTTCATCTCGCCACCTTTTGCAAACTTGCGGCTCTTGTCCGCGTTGGAAAACTCTTTGCCCACAGACTGTGGGACGCCTGCCTTTTTTGCAAACTCAGGGCTGTGAGCCACGGCTTGCATAAAGCGACTTTACTTCTTACTGGTTGGAGGCATTTCCAGCACCCCTCAAGCCATCTATCTTGCGCTCAAGACGATCAAAACGATCAAGCAATTGATTCATGTCAGCACGGAATTCAGTGCGTGTAATATGGTCACGAGCCACCTCTTCCCGAGTCCTGTTAAGCAGAATGCTCAGGCGGTCTAGCTCGTCAAACTTGCCTTTAAGCAGGAAGCCCATAACAGCCACTATTGCGCTGAGCCCAGCGTTCCACAACATCATTTCCATGTCAGCACTTCCATCTTTTTAAAGCTGCGGCCTTACGAGTAGGCTGACCCTTTTCGTCTTTCATTGGCCCTGGCATCCCGCTCATTCTTGAGCAAAACGAATCCTTGCGTGGGCCACCTTGGGGCTGTGGAGCCTTGAGGTTACTGCCCGTAGCCTTGTTTATTTTGGCACGGCCCTTGGCAGTAAGACCCGCCCCTTTAGAGACTGGCAGCTTCTCGCCACGACCAACCGAAAGGGATGGGGTTTTCTTAGCCATTGACGACTTTCAATTTTGGGGTGCAGTGCTGCTCAATCAGCGGCATCAGCACAGACTCTTTAAAGCTGCGATGGTACTCCTGAGAGCCAACGTGCGGCAGGGTTATCTCTGGGTCAATGAAGACCGTAAAGCCGTCTGCTCGGGCTCGTTTGCAGAAGGTGTAGTCCTCGCCAATGTACTGACCGTTAGACAGCTCAAAGTCGAACAGCGCATACTCGTCACGGTTATAGAAGTCATTGAAGTACTTCCACTCTGGGTGCGCTGCAATCATATTCTCTAGTACATGCCGCTGGATCAGCATGAAGCCCGTAGCCACATTCTCAACGCGCAGCATGCCATTGGCGTCAAACTCCAAGGTGTTGTTCTTGTCGGTGTATATGTCCAAGAAGAACTTTCTGTCCTCCGCTCGGCGGGTGTACATGCCAGCCGTGATGTCCTTGCCAGTGCTCAATGCCAACAAGCGCAAAACTGACTCAGCATCCACCACCACATCAGCGTCAATGAACAGCATGTCTGTGCAGTCAGACTCAAGGAAGTTTGCCACCAAGACGTTGCGGGCCTTTGTGATCAAAGAGCAGCCAGATAAGTGAGACAGTTGCACTTGAACGCCAAACTTGGACGCCTTCACGACCAGATCGGCCAGAGCGAACGAAGTCTTGATGTTCAGCTTGCCGTCATAGGCGGGGATCGCAATCATCAGCTTGCGACCGGCTACGTTCATGGCACGATTTTCAGACATTTTCTTCCAATGGCGCAGGCGGGAACACAAGCATCAAGCCAGCTTTTTGCAAGCCAACATCCAGCGATCCAAAATAGACCTTGCGCGGCCATGTCACATCGTTGCAGATGGTGTCCAGTTCGTTGTCATCAAAGTACCCGTTTGTGAGGTAGTTGGTGATGGGAAGCTGACCATCTGGTGACGCAGGGGCGTTGAAGTAATCGGGGAAGTCGGCTTGTGCGGCTGCTTGGTCTGCGGCCAGCACGATGACGGTTGCGAGGGTCGAGTCCATTTAGTAAGCCTTGGTTTTTGAGTTGATGTACGTCTCACCAGCCGTGATCTGCGCTGCGGTGCTTGCTGCGCCTCGGGCGATTGAGCCGTAGTCGTGGCCGCCAAATAACACGATTGTTCCTGCTCTGGCGTAAAAATAGGCGGGGTAAGTGCCAAAGTTGCCTCCTCCCGGGAGGACGTTTGCAATGTTTGTTTGGTTCACAACTCCGTTAATGCGGGGTATGACGCAAGCGGCGACAATTGCGCCAGCAAGATTAAATTCGGCTGCCACCACGTTGGTGATAGGCGCGGTGAATGTAGATGGGTTATATCCGCCTGTCCCGCCTGCACCTCGCGCACGAACACCGTAGTTATTACCACTTTCAGGCGCTGTAATGTAAAACGAACCGTTGTTTGACGCAGTAGTGGTACTTAATTCCATCAATATTGCAGCCGTAGCATCACTCAACTTCCGCACCCCCTGCCACACCGTCATCTTGTCCGTAGCGGTGAAGTTGATCGAGTTGGTCACCATGAACTGATTTGAGCCGTTGGGTTTGATGTAGACAGGAAAGCCTGTGCTGTCGTAGTCCGTGCTGGTGTTGACGCGCTGGTATGCGGGGAGGCCTACGCCTTGGTTTGTGGGTCGGAGGTCTGCGCCCCAGATGTAGATGCCTGATGTGCCGTTTGCCGTCCATGTAACATCAACAACACCAGACGAGTATGAGGGGCTTAGAATGTGCAGCGAAAACCTTTGGTTTGCTGCTGTTGTAAATACTGCGGATATTTTGAACCAACCCCCTCCCGCGCTAACTATGGAAGCACTGGAGCTACTGCCAGCGTCAATCACACTAACGCTGCTTAAATCAAAAGCAGCATACATTCCTGCGGTTCCGCCAGCATCTCTCAAAGCAACTTTCGTGTATCCATCGGCTTTAACGTAAATAAAATTTATGGCCGAAATACCAGAATCTAGGTTCCTATAAATTCTGAACTGGCCAAGTATAGCGGTTGGAATTAAACTTGTTCCATTGCCTGTACCAATTGGAGATTGAGTGGCATTTGTAGTAAGAGTCACATTTTGCTTAGTCCAAGCTGCATCATCAAACTGCTCAGTCTTGGTCAGCAAGTTCACCCGCGCAGATACCACAGGCCTGTTCGCGCTGGTGGACTGGAAGCGGTGGTTGCCTGTTACCTTTTTGACACCAAATGAAGATATTGAAACCGTTGTGGCCCGATCTGTATTTAAACCCAATTCATTGAATGATGCTGTCTGGTTTAGCCGAACTACATAAGTACCGGGGGCATCAAGCCACGGGCCGACAGAATTTGAACTAAATAGCTGGACACGAACTCTGCCTGTAATGGCAGTGATAGTTACGCTAATTTCAAAAAGCCCAAGTGGTTGGGCACCTAACCACGCACCATAGATAAGACCCACGGTTGCAGCCGCAGTTGTTCCAGTCAAAACCCCGCCAGACGCAACCAAAGGAACAGCAGACGTTGTAGACCACCCGGTTGTTGTTGTAAATGGACCCGGGTTCGTTACCTGTTCACTACCCAGCACCAACCCCTTGCTCAAATCCAACTGCAACCCCACAGGCTGCTCCATCGCTGTCACGGGCGTGGTGCCTGCGCTGTCTTGAAACAGGGTTGAGAAGTTGCTGGGGTCATACCACCAACCCTGCTCACCGTTAGCAAACAGGGAGGCAGGGGAGAATGGCGGCACCGCAAAGCTGCGGGGCATCCCAAAGCCGAAGCCGAATGCCATAGCTTATCCTCAGTAAATTCTAGCCATGCTGGTGGCTGTAGTGTTCGTTGCGTACACCCGAATCACCTGAACTGGAAGAATAAACCCAGCAGGAACAGAGGGAAACACAATGTCAGTACCCTGCGCCGTCAGAACACGCACGTTACCCGTATCTCCGATATACAGCACCGAGGGGTTAAACGTAGTCGTGTCACTGGTTGTGATCAGCGCCGCATCCCCAGGGAACATCGGGAACGTCGGACTGAAGTTTGTAAGCTTGCCCATAATCAATCTCCTATAAAACAGGGGCCGAAGCCCCCAAGATCAATTAAGCCGAAGCTGGTGAAGCACTGCCATCGGAGTCGCGCACAGTGTACGTAACTTGAAGCGTCACAGAGCCCGTGGTCAGCGTACCTGCTTTGGTGGCTGTGTAAGTGACAATCGCGTCTGTGCTGCCAACGTTGTTAAACAGCGATGTCACTGCGTCAGCAGCAGTTGCAGCAGTCATGTTAGCTGGAGCAGCAGGGCCGGTAACAGTGGTGGCCGCTGTAACGTCAGTGGCACCAATGCTCAACTTGACTGTTGTAGCCGCACTGAACGTCGAGGTGACGTAAAACTTGTAGTACGTGACCATTGCGCCCGCTGGAATCACAAACGCAGTGCCCGTCAATGAGCCGTTGATTGAGCTAAAGCTTAGAGTCACTGTCTGAGTGACTTCAGTAGCGCCCATGTTGCGAATGGAGCCAGCAGTAGTGCCGGTAGTGTTTTTAACAGTGCCGAGCAGCCAAGGGCCGAGGTGACTTGCAAATCCCATGATGATTTCCTTCATGCAGTTATTGGCGTGTCAATCAGCATGATGCCTGCCGGGTCAGTTTGACACACCGAGAGTCCCGGTGGCGGCAATATATCACGCAGGTATAGCTGTCGCAACTTTTTTCTTCCTAGCAGCCATCATTTTTGCCTTCCACTTAGGGTCGGCCCAAAGAGCTTTTGCTGCGGCAGCTTTGGCCGCTTTCACCTCTGCACGGTTGGCTATCTCTTGGTTGTTGGCCGTCTGCTTTGCAGCGTACTCAGGATCGCTCCATTGGGCCTTTGATTGGGCGCTAGTCTTGGCTTTGGACTCAGCCGTGCTCCTGCTCTGTTTAATGCCTGTTTGGCGCTTCTGACGCACCTCAGGGTTGGCCCATGCTGCTGCGCTGTTCTCGGACTTCATGGCACGAGCCTCGGGAGTGCTTTGAACGGTTTTTTGCGCCGCCGTTACCTTTTCTCTGTAGTCGGTTTGTTGCCAATGTTCCGTGGTTATTTTTCTATCCACAGCCTTGTGAGCGTCAGTTCTAATTGCTCCACTTGCGCCCTCGCCGCCATCAGTCCGGTTAAACAGAGTGCCTGTGCCGGTGTTGCGTCGTCCGTAAAGCGCAATCAGTTCAACTTCTTTAGCAAAAGCTTCAGACTCAACTTCTGTCTCAAATACTCTTTCGCACGGGGCTACAAAGCCGTGGCGCTTAAGGTGTGAGATGAAATCTTGAAATGGTTTGTTGTGCGATCCCTTTGACCAATGAGAAATGTCACGGTCGCCAGTTCCTTTGCCCACGTATACAGGCTGATTTTTTTTGAGGGGGCGCGGATCGCGGTAGACGTAGACGTAAAACATAGAAGCTCCTTTGGTTGAAGCCTCCAGTCTACCGAAATGGACGGAGAGTTACAAGTAATTCGTAACGCTTTTCGAAAATAAATCGGACACAAAAAAAGGCCCCGAAGGGCCTCTCTTGTAGTGCTTTGGTTTAAGCTCCGGGTGAACCGAAGATACCAAGTGCATCACTATAGCCGAAGCTGTAGCGTTCGCGCGCCTTGTATCTTGTGTTCCCGCTGTCGAAGTCGCCATCCATTGATGTTTGCATTGGTGTACGAACGAAGTGTTTTAACCCGTTCGGCACGTCCGTCAGCAAGAACCATGCGTTGGTGTCTGTCAAGAAGTGGTTCACGGTGTAACCACCGGGGATAGAACCGTTGTTCTTGATGGCGTTGATGTCGTTGTCAGTTGTACCAACGCGCAGTTCTGTTTCCAGCAGGCGGGTAGCGACGAACATCAGCGATGGAGGAACAACCAACTTCTTGGGCTTGGCAGCGATCAGCAGACCGCGTTCGTCTGTCCAACCGGCGATCTGAATGACAGCGTTTTCCAACGATGTTTCGTTCAGGTCGGCACCAGTGGATGGACGGTTGCTGTTGACGCCACCGGACACCAGAGGGTGAGCAGTGGAGAACAGGGTAACGCCATCACCGCCAACAGGGCCGCTGAAGCCGGTGTTCAGGATCGAAGCTGCTTTGACCTGCTTGGTGTAGGCCATGCCGCGAGCCAGGGCTTTGGTGTAACGGCTGGACAACGAGTCATACAAGTTGTCTTCCATTGCTTCTTCCGTGATGGAAAAGCCCATAGCGATGGTCTCGTGTGTGTAACGAGCGGTGAATGCCTCTTGTGCGTTGTCATACGCAATAGCAGCACCTTCGTTCTTCACGGGGGCGGCAGAGAAGCCGGAGAGCTTGGTCTCTTCTTCAAACGAACGCTCGGAGCTTTCGGTCTCGTAGATTTCCTTGTGCTCTTCGCCGTACTTGGCGTACTCCAGACCGAACAAGGCGTTCAAGCCGGGGAGCAGTTCTTTCAGCAGTTGTGCGCGTGAGATTGCCATGGTTTACTCCTTAGACACCAGTGGTGTTGTTGTACTGATGTGTGTTGATTTTCACCAACAGCTCGGTGTATGTGTCGGCAGCAGTAGCTGTCTCAGGCACAACGTCGATCACACGCAATGGGATGGTGGCGGTGGTGCCAGCGCCGGTCAGGGTCGCGCCAAAAGCCGAGTTGCCGGTAGCAGTATTGCCAGCGTTCAACACGAGGGCGATGTTTGAACCAACGACTGTGCGGCCAGCGGTGCCCATGGTGGTGCCAGAAGTCACAACAGCGACTTTGAACAGTGCCATTGGGTCATCCACAACGTAAGCGTAGGCCAAGTTGGTAGATGTTGAAGCTGCTGCGGGGATGTACTGACCCTGAACGGTTTGACCGCTTGAGTTCACGTAACGACCGCCCATGCACACGCCAACGATGTCGCCAGAGTTGGTTGTGGTGGACTTGACGAGATAGCCGTCACTGTTGATCACAACGGTATCGCCATCAAAAATGGCGGTGCCGAAGCCAGCAGCTACGGGAATCTGACGGATTGCACCTGCGTACGGCATGCCATCAATGCGATTGATGGGTTGCAGACCGTAGGGTGCCGAAACGGTGGGATAAGCCATGTTTGGACTCCAAAAAGTTAAATGCCTTTACCGAAAGTGACTTTCGTGCTCCGCTCTTTGAAAAGCGGCATCCGAGCGTCGTTCTCTCGCATGTAAGTGTTGTCCACCGACTGCATCTGCGACTCGGCCTGTTGGGCATAGTACGCATTACGCTGTTGCGTGAACTCCACGGGTGTTTTGCAAAGCAGCAAACCGCCTACTTCGATGCTGTCAGGGAACCGGTTTTGACCGGAACTGAACAAGCGAATCTCAGGATGGCTTGACGCTTTCACGGGCTCCCAGCCCTCGCTCAACTTACCGGAAACGTTGGTTGGATCGTCCTTACCCAGAGTGCTAATGCGAATCCAGCGGTATGCGTAACCCTCTTCCGGTGTCGGATCGGGCAAAAGCTGGGGCGGCATCCACTTTTTCGGACGCTCAGCAGCGTCACGAGTTTGCAGAGCACGCGGCTCACGGGTATCAAGTTCTTTCGTAGCCATTTTCATTTCCTCATTTCTTGCGCAACTGCACGGGCGTACTGCTCATTCGTCAGTCCCAACCGCTTAGCGAGTTCCACCTGCGTTTTCGTCAGCACGATTTTTTTAGGCGCTGTGCTGCGAGTTGCTGGTGCAACAACATTTGATAATTTTGATGAAGTTTTCGCATCCATCGGCTTTTCGGACTCAAACTGATCTGAAAAGCGTTCCCGAATGTCACTGTTAATACGTCGGTAGTACTCATCAGTTCCAGCCGGAATACCCTCACTCACCAAGTCTTCATGAAGGCCAAGAGCGTAAGCCGTCATTCGCTTGTTGGTTCCAAACCACTGGTTTTCATCTTTCCATGAAACCAGCTTAGGATCAACTCGCTGTTCTTGTTGAATTTGTTGAGGTAGTTGTACCTCATTTCTTTCTTGCTGTAAAGGTGCAGCCCTGAAATTGTTGATTTTGTCAGCTTTGATCCGAGCTGTTGTCAGCTCTTCTTGCGCCATTACAAGTGCATCGGAGTCGCCAGACTCATAGGCCATCTTGTACTTACGCTTGGCGTCTTCAACTTCACTGGCAACGGTGCGCTTAGCTTGTTCCAGCAAGGCATTTTGATTGACGCTCAAAGAACCTTTAAGTTTTTGGTTCTCCTCAACAATGCGCTGGGCCAATCGCACCGCTTCTTCGCGCTCACGCAGAGCTGATTCTTTGGCCCGGCGCTCCTCATGAAATCCCTTGGTGAAGTGCTGAATGCGTTTGCGGACAGATTCGTCATACTTGGACAACTCATCTTCAGTCGGGTCTTTTGGCGCATCTGCCATTGGCTTGCGATTGCGATCAGCCTCAGGTGTGTCGTCAACAACCTCAATCTCTGCATCATCCGACTCGGGCGTAACTACCTTGGAGTTAGCGCGAGATTGTTTTTCTTCCGCTTCATCGGGGAAGGTAAATTCTGTTTTGTCTGCTTCAGCCATGGTGTCTCCTTAAACTCTTTGGATGCCACGCGGGTCTTCGATGACGGCCTCAACAGCATCGTCATTCAGCAATCGCCACTCGGTGCCATGAATTTTCATGCGCGTGCCAGTGTTGGGGCGCACGATGATGAAGTCACCAACCTTGCAGCTTGGGCCGCTAGGAAAGCGTTTCTCGTCTTTGAAGGCATCTGGCCCCATCTTTGCCACAAAAAGCACGGGTGACAACAGTTCTTCAAACTGCATAGTCTGGCTGGCTTTAAGCAAGCCGCCCTCGTACTCTTCTTTGGCTTCTGGAAGCATGCACAGAAGGTGATAAGTGGCAGGATCAGGAATCTGCTTGGCCTTGTCTTCAACTGTTTTGTTGAGCAAGCCAGACAGATCAACTGCCTGAACATCAAAGTTAGTCGTCATTGTCATCTTTCAATTTACGCAAAAGGTCGTTTACTTCTCGCTGTGCGGTCAACAAACCCCGAATAACGCCGCACTGCCATTTGTAGGAGGCAAAGTCGTCCGACTTACCCTCCAGCAAAACTTCTGAATGACTTTTAACTTGCTCCTCAATCTTCTTGTTGAGAAGCTCCAAAATTTGGTTGTCCATTATCCCTCTTAGTTCTCCGGCGATTTAGCAGCCGGTTTGTTAACCATCCCCATCAGCTTGATCCGCGTTTTCATAGCAGCTTCTTCTTGCTTCTGGGCCATTTTTTGCTCAAACTCTTGCTGGCGCTGGGCCATTTCCATCTGGTGGACTTGTTGAGCCTGAGCCATTTCTTGTTCAATCTTAGCAGCCGCTAAAACAGGGTCTTCGCCAGATCGGCTGGCTAACTCTTGCGCCTTGAGTTGCACCTCGGACTGACGAATAGCCAAGTCGCCCTGCACCTTTTGCGCTTTGGTCTGTGCATCTTGCTGCTTGATCTGCAACTCTTGCTGCTGCATCTGCACAATTGGGTCTTGGGCTTGCTGTTGGGCTTGTTGTTGAGCGGCTTCGCCTTGATGTATTTTGGTCAATTGCTCGGCAGCTTGCGCAACAAGCTTGGACAACTGCACTTCCACTTGCTCTGAAATATCAATGTTTGGTGCTGGCAGCGTTGCGCCAAGGCGCTCTTCAATTTGAGTGCGGTACTGGAATGCAACATGCTCTGCAATGTGCGCCATAACTGCTGCCTGCATCTGTTGGGCCATAGGGTTTTGACCCATTTGCGCCATGATAGTAGGGTCTTGCATCATTGAAGAGTGAACTGCAATATGCGAAGTATGGTCTTGGTAAATAAATGCCTTGGTTGGCTTTCCTGTCAAGAACGCCATATTCTCGGACACAGGGTCACGCGGCTTCATGTCATCTTGAATTGGCACAAGCTTGTCGGCGTTGCGAATACCCAACACTTCAATCATCTGACGGTGCAACTGAGGCAGATCATAAATTTGCGGAGCCGACTGGGACAACTGGATCACAGCTTGGTACTGCATGATCCGCTGGGCCATGGTCGAGCTGTTGGGGTCTGACACGGGGATCACTTCCACCATGTCGTAGTCTTCGCGCTTTGCCATTGGGTTTCCACCCTGCGGCTCGTACTCGTACTCACTTGGCGTATTGTTCCGGATGATGTCTTTGAGGAGCTTAAACTCCTGTTTCATCGAGTAGTGGACGCGAGCTTGAACTGCGCTCATGGTTTTGAGCTGACGCTCCAGCAAAGCCAGCGTAGTGCCCACGGGCGCATTGGCACCCATGTCGCTGATCTTCATGTCTGCAATGGACCCAAGGCGTCGGCCTTCTTCCGTGATGCGATCCAACAAAGCGGCCAGAACTTGGCTTGGCTCTTTGTATGGCAGCGGCATGATGTTGTCACGCACCGAACCGGACGGAACATCCACATCACGCCACTCACCGGGAGAGATTGGGGTGTCATCACCCTTAATGCGAAGGCCGCGAGACTTCAGGCCACCGGGCAAGTTGGACAGCGTACCGGCATCCACCAACTGGCGGATCAACGAAGTGCCAGCACGAGCATAGCCGCCAATCAGGTGGATGTAACCAAAACCGTAAGCACCAAACCCTGGCACATAGTCGTACTGCACAAAGTGCTGACGCTTGAGCTTTTTCTCATCATCCTCGTTCCAGTTGCGGTACACCGACAGAACTTTGCTTGTGCCGCGATCAATGGTCACGATGTAAGGCAAAGCTACCCCATCCTCATCCTCGTACCCCGGCATGTCGTAGTCCACTTGAATCTCAAGGAACTGGTAACGGTCATCATCGGTGACGGAGTAGCCTTGCTCTTCAGCCTTTTTCTTCTCCACATCGTTGTGGATCATGACCGGCTCACCAAGTTCCACGTCACGGTAGAAGCCAGCCACTTGCAGCTTGCGAACATCATTCTTGGTCTTGCGCATCACATGAGTTACACGCTCAGCAGACCGAGCTCCAGACGAGCCGTAGGGGATGATTACGTCCTCGGCGGGGCAGAAGATCGAAGTCTGACGGCCAAGGGTTGGGTCAAAGTACACCTTCTTAAAAGCTGCACCAGCCAAGCCCAAGTTGAACAACATGCGCTCATGCTCAGGACGGTACTCAGGCATACCATCAACCAACTTGTAGTTCATGTCCGTGCGGACTCGCTCAGCAGCCTCTTCTTTGAGCTTGTCGATTGCACCAATGATCTGAGTCTTGACTGGACCCTGAGCCGGGAATGTCTCAATAATGGTCTCAGACTGGAATCGAACAGCGGCCTCAGTCAACAAGGTGGAGAACACACCGCAAGCGCCAATCCATGGCTCAGTGCGCTCTTCGTACTTCATGCCTAAGACATCCAAGCCTTTGACGAACATCTCAACCCAGTCTCGGCGCGAGTTGATGTCTGAGTCCACCTCGGCCACAAGGTCAGAACCAAGTTTTTCAAGCTCGCCCTCATCCATGAAATCAGCCAAGTTGGCATCGAACTCAGGTTCATCCATGTCATCTTCTGGCATCAGATCAATCTCAAGTCCATCAAGACCAATTACCACGTCTTCTGGGTCTTCAATCATGATCTCCACGGCAGGTGTGTCGTCTTGCACAATGTCAGAAAAATCCAAACCCATTGGGGCCTGTGCAATAGAGGGAACCATGCTGCTCGTTGCCATATTTAATCCTAATAGAAAGCGGCTTTGCGCCGAAAGGACGGCTGATCGTCCTGCGTGTCGGATTCTAGTCGTAAGAACCCGCCTTGTCGAAATCTGGTAATCGCCATCACGGCGGTGTCTGCAAGGTCATCGTGCGAGGCGTTGGGAAAAGAAGCCATTTGATCAATCAACTCCCTTGCCCATCGGGTATCTGGTGCCCAGACCTTGCCACCTTGAAATATAGGGGACACCGAGTTCATGCGGGCAATCTTGTCGTTTGACTGCTGGCGTGTACCTCGGCTTGGGGTGTACCCCCTCACAAAAATATCACCCTGTTGGTTCAACTCTTGAATCAGCGACGCACCAGCAGCCTTGGCCTCAATGATGCAATCATCCGGCTCCCACTCAAGGTAGTGCGCCCGAGCCTTTTCCTTTAGCTCGGGAAACTCCATGCGTTTTTGAAAGGCGTCCAGCAAGATGATGTTTGGGTTGTTGGGGTCTTCGTTCAAAAAGAACACACCCCAAGTGGTGCAGGCCGAGAAGTCAGACCGCTCATTTTTTGTAAAAGCCGTGTCCCAAGACTGAATGATGAACTCGCACCGTGGAGGTTCATCCTGCTCCCAGACATTCCACCACTCTCGCTTGATCAGGGCACCTTCTTCTCCAGTGGGCTTTTGTTGGTACTGAGCATTCCACTTTGATGGGGGCAGTTCCGCCTTGAGGTCATCAAGAAGATCAAGCGGCCAATATTCAGGCCAGAGAGGTTTGCCAGACGGCAGAATTGCTGGAAACTCAATGACGCGCCACTCATCTGGCTTTCCTCGCTCAATGGCGTCTTGAATCACTCTCCCGATCAAATCTCGTTCACTCCACCGGGTGGCGATCATAATTATGGCTCCCCCTGGTTGAAGTCGCTGACGAGGGCCTGAGGTGTACCACTCATACGTCGAGTCGTACACACTTGGATCGTGTGCCGCCATCTTTGCTTCTTGCTCAGAGTGAGCGTCGTCAATAATTACAAGATCAGCGCCACGCCCCGTAAGTGTTCCGCCAACGCCGCAGTTGTGAGTCAGTACGCCATTGGCAAAAAACGCATGGTCGCCCTCCAGCAGGTAGTTGATAAACAAATCGCCACTGGAAATCTCCTTTACTTCTCCTGCGGCACGTACTCCCACACATAACCCAAATACCTGCCAGAGCTTTTCTGCAAAGCTTTCCATATACCCTTGAGTGCCTTCTCCTTTGCATCCGGGTTGAAAGCTAAGGCCGCAATTGGCAATGACCCATGCTCCGCCACGACGCAGCCATCCAATGTTTTCTGGATCACCATACGACCGTAGTTCTTCTTGCGCAGCTTCTCCTTCGACAGCGGGTCCGTCCCTTTGGCTATCCTGTACCGAATTGCTTCCGGCGTTATCCCTAACTCCCTCGCTTGATCGGCCATCGTTTTCCCATCCAGCAGGACGTTGTTGCGCCTGTTGTTGGCCTGAGTTTGAGCCGTCGCCCATCGGCAGTTGTCCGGGCTGTACGGTCCGTTCACGTCTATCCTGTCCAGCGTCATTCCCTGTGGAGCTTCCCCCATGTCGGCCAAAAAGTTTTCGAACGACATCCATCGCTCGCACACAAATATCCCTCGACCGCCGTATAAAGGCCAGTGTTCGTCCTTTGGGTTCCCGCATCGGGACTTCATGTTGTACCAGCGGCGATACATCGGCGTGTTCCAGATTTGCATAAAAGCTCCTTATGTAAGCCTTCATTCTATCCGAAATACTCTCCACCACCAAGACATCTTTGGGCTCAATGTCTTTGGCATAAACCCATCCACGGTTCTGAGTCCACACGGGATGCTCAGCCGAGCACAACAAGCCATTGATTGAATACGCTACATCATGCGTGTTGGCGTAAACGCTCAAAACCTTAGATGCTTCTCCGCACCCAACAAGCCAATCCCCAGGCTTGACCATGCTTGCCAGCATAAGCCCATTGCTTGACCGCACAAGGCTGTCTTGAGCTATGCACGCAAAATACTCTCCATACTCGTTTACCGCCCACCGGCCAGCCGACTTTGAATCTTGGCGCAAGTTGACGTTCTTAAAAATTTCGTTGTACTGATCACTGGATACCAAGTTCCTCACGTTCCGGCCAAAGCCAACCGCCAGTTCAGCCGTGTTCGACACCTGCATGATCTTCTTGTCAGGAAACTTCCCTAAAAACCAAGCCGGAAACAAGTAAGAACCAAACTGACTCTTGGTATGCCGAGGAGGGCACGAGATAGCCAACCGCTTAATCTTGCCGCTTGCCACATCCTCAAACGCCTTAGCCATGACCGCATGGTGCCGCCCGTTAATAAACCCAGGCCACATCTTCTTCACAAAGGCCATGAACGATTCTTGGCACTTCTCCCTCTCCAGCGCAGCCCGGTACTCCGCCACCTGTTCCATCAGCTTCTCTTGCTCATGCAGCGGCAACTGACCAATAAGCGCCTCCATATCCTGCGGAGCAATTTTTTTGTTTTTTTCCATCACCAATGCTTCACGAAAAGCGCCACCACTTCAATGACGCTCAAAACAAACACCGCAACAGGCACCCAAACCATCTTGTCCTCAAGGTCACTGCGTCTCATGTCATCACCTTCTGGACCAAACCAACAATAGCCATGAGGACAATACCCCAAACGCATGCGCCCCAAACAAAACTCCGGGCCGCGTGCTTTTCTTTGATGCAATCCCTCATTCCAACTCCTTCAAGTTCTTGTAGTTCACCCACGCAGGCCGAATCGTTCGACCAACGCCATCAATCTTCTTAATCACACCCAACGCCACCAGTCGGTCCACTATCTTCTTCGTAGACCCAATCCCCATCTTGCCACGCACATACGCAATATCCCTCAACGTAGGCGAGAACCCATACCTCTTCCACCACTCATCTATAGCCAAAAAAACTTCCTTTTGCGCCGGACTCATATCAGCCTCCATACACTCCTGCCACGTAGGATCACTACGCCGAATCTTCATGTCCCTCTGGATAACTTTTTTCAACCAACCTCCACGTTTGGGTTGGTTCGTTGTTTTTGTCATCATTTCCATTTTAATTTACACCACAAGTACGCTTTTATTTTTACGTTAGGTCTGCCTATTTTTTAAGCAAATATACCCCCCGGTGGGTCACTTTTTAAACGATGACGGGGGGTCTTCCTGTAGAAAGTTGCTTGACGGAGTGGCTGCCAAATTGGAAAAGTGGTTGTGTCGTCCGTGTGGAATAGTATGTATGTTGGCAAGGGACTCATCCTCCACAG